AAGTAGCGGAAGGGAGATTCGAACTCGGTATCAATTCTCTCAAACCCGCATAAATACTGAATTTCTTTATCTCCAAAGGTGTTACCTCGTGTTACCTTTTACATTGATAATGCTTTTGCAATATATTCCTGCATTTCACTCTCTGTCTTGTTATTAAAATAGTAATGATCGAGAGTTGTTCTGATATCTGTATGCCCCATTTGTGTTTTTATTACCGATTCTGGAACATTTCCATCTATCAACTTTGTTGCATATGTCTTTCTTGCCTTGTGAATTGAACGTTCACCAATTCCTATTCTATCACATATCACATATAGCCGCCTTGTAAATGCCTGACCTTTTATTCGTTTACCGTTTTTCATAAAAATATATTGCCCAAATGGATTGAGCATTTTTATTTTTCTCATAAGTTCTTTGGTATCTGCGGTAATTATAACATCTCTAAACCCGGCATCACTTTTAGGAAAATTTTGAACATCAAATACATATTTGCCATTATCATCTCTATATCTTATTTCTGTCTTTGATATATGTATCTTATTTTCTCCGACATCAGACCATGAGAGGGTAGATATTTCCCCAACTCTCAATCCTGTTTTAAATGCCAAAATAATGCCAAGTTCTATCAATGTAGGCTCATTTTCCATTACAAATCGTTCAATTAAAAGTTCCTCATCCTTAGAAAATACCAATTCGCAGTCTGACTTATGGTTCTTTTTAAATGACTTTTCCGAAATTTCCAAATCACCCATAAAACTGGTTATGCTCAGGCTGGTATAATGTTTTTTCTTTGCATATTTGAAAATTCCGTTAATCAATATCCGCATATCAGAATAAGCTTTTTGCGTAAGTTCCAGTTTTGAAATAGCTGTTTTTATGAATGATTCCAATATTTCTTCATCAATGTACCGGATTTTTCTATTTGCAATCGGCAAATACTTATTTTCAAAAAATCTTTTAAAATTTGTCTCGTACTTGTCCTTTGTCTGTCTTGTTATTTCACCATATTCAAGTTTTTCAGAAATCCAATTAGAATATACCTGAATAACTGTAGGTTCATCCTCCTTAGCTTTATAGAACTTTACTATTTCATCTTCAATTGCTTTTTCAGATGTTCTCTTTACAAGTCTCTTTCCTCTCTTATTATCTTCATCTGGCAAATATGTGTAAAACTTTCCATCTTTTCCTTGCCAAATGCTGTAAGTGTGTTTTTCAATAAATTTTTTCCTTTCGTTCATTTCAATTTTTTTCTGAATGGTGTCTATGTTGATAATACCATTTTCGATGGCAATATTCAACAACTCACTATTTGAAAGATTTCCCGTTTAACTCACCTTCTAACTTTTTTACTTTCTGTTTAATATCAAAAATTCTTCTTTCCACTGTTCTTGTTGATACGCATAGTCTCATGGCTATTTCTTTTGAAATAAGTCCACGGGCAAGAAGATAAAATATTTCTTCTTCCTGCTCCGTGAAATTGGCGTTTTCAATAATTGTTTCAAGCTCTGGCTTAGTCAGTTTTGAAAACTTCATAAGCCACTATCCTCCAATATTTTATTCTTCTCCCTGCCAGATCTTCGGTGTACCATCAGCATTTAGCATAACGGTAAGACCGCCGCCCGTGCTTATTGTGATATATAAATACATCACTCCTGTGTCACTATCTGCATAAATAAGATATTCTTGTCCACTTCCCACCAGTACCATTGTGTTTTCCTGTCCCGCACTGACATTTGCTGTATCACTGCATCCGGCGATCAGGAGTGCTACAGTTATGATGGCTGTTATAAGTTTCTTCCGCACTGCATTAGTCCTCCGTATTTTCCTCATATTCCTCTTTGCTGATGGTCCTGATGCATTCCTCACTCACGCCTAAACTTTTCGCCATGTTTGCAATGGCTCTTTTCACATAGTCGTATGCACTTTCTTCAAAAATCCTTGGCTTTTCTTCTGTGACTGTAAAACCTATATTCTGCTCTGTATATCCAACGGAACTCTCTCCGCCAAACATTTCTGAATCCTTAATTTCAAAGTATAATGATATTCTGATTTTCATTTCATTCATTGTTTTTCCTCTCTTTCTCAAAGTTCATCGATCATCTTTGAGTACTCGTTATACTGTTCTTCCGTCACATCTGCGACATTGTTCAAGAAAAAATATAAATATCCTTTTGAGTACTCGGCTGACCATAGTTTTAATTTGATTTTCTTTTTGACAATTTCATAATAGAGACCGAAATCCATTATTATATTTTTCATGAGATGACCATTCCTCTCTTCTTGGTTTTGTTATCTGGTTCTAAAATAAACTCATCTGGTTCTCGTCGTACTGGTAAACACGTCCGGTTGTGATTCTTCCCATCTGACGCAATCTCTCAACCCGTGGTTTCTGCTTAAGATTTGCCATATAATTATTGTCCACTTCCGGCGGTATGGATAAATAATATTCCTCCGGTAATGGCAACTGATTTTCTGTGCAGGCCTCATGGATCTTTGACTGATAATAAATAATGTGATTTCGCACCAGATTCATATTGCATCCATCGGACCAGAACGGATCATTACATCCATTCTGATTGATATCTTTCCAGTGTTCTATTTCTCTGCGGATGCACTGGCAGTACTCTTTCACTTTATCTTCTGCTGTCTGTATCATGACAGCACCTCCGGAACGTCTTCAATCTGCATCTGACCTTCCAAATCATCCGCATTGCGTTCACTTTCTTCACAGGCTGCAATTTCTTCTGCATCCATATCAACTTCTTTTCCAACCTCAATACAGAATACTGGTTGTCCAAGATCTTTAACACAAAATGTTCCTGTTATTTCATATCTCTTTCTTTTTCTCGGATTTGCCAAAATAACACTTATTGGTGCATCATCCTGGAATGTATTCAAGTATTCTTTTAATTCACTATTTTTCATTTTCTTCAAAAGGAACCCGGCGCGCCTTTTATCCGGATAGGTTCCGGCTCCTTTCTCGTCAATTAATTATTTCTATTGATTTTTCCCACGTTTTATATTATAATTGTAATGCGAAATTTAATTTGCAAGGGTTAAAATAAATTTCTTAAACTCCTTTACTAATTTTTTAGCGAGGAGGTGATCATCATGTTCGATTTCTTTGATGATTGGGAAATTATTGCCCCAAATGTCGAATCCGAAGATGAACTGGAAGAATATCTCGAAGATATGTTTTCTCATTATTTGGATTTGTAGTGAAATCGGCACCTTCGGGTGCCTTTTTCATTTTATTTCATTAAATCTAATGGTAACTTCAGCTGCCCCTTACAGTTACCACCGATCGTGGACGGATCCCAACCAACTCCAATGTAGTCCAAAACCTTCGCCCAGCCATAATCATTCCCGTCTTTATCCTTGCACATGTGGAACATCAGATAATCCCACTCTTTCGGGTTGCTCTCATGTAACAGATCAAATCTATGTGGTCGTTTCTCCATGTGAATTCCGAACCCGCACATACTGCATCCGGTACGTTGTGCCTTAGTTGTATAAAGCGTTCCATCCGGCTTTTTCTCAATCGTTCCGTAGATCTCCGGGATAATGCTGTCTGGCATTTCAAAACTTTCAGATAATTTTCCTTCTCTCAAAAGTTTCTCATGATATTTTTCTTTCAGTCCAGCTTTCCACAATTCGTCCATTTCCAATGCAAGTTTTAAAATGTCCTGTCTATGAAAGATTGCAAATGGTGCTGATCTAATCGTAGATGCTCCAAAATAATTACATCCGTTCATCCGCAGGCTCCTGGCACGTCTGCCGCCTTCGGATGCCATTAAACCTAAATACGGTACACTTTTATGTGCCTTGCCCCAATCGTCGCAGTTCTTTTCTTTGAGGTAATAACAGCATTTCGCTGATACTAAGAAATCCGGCTTCTGGAAGTCGCATCCTTCTGTTTCGTTTTCATATCCACCGAACAGCTTTAACCACCGCTGATTGAGCTGCATTTTTGAATCCTTCTGCCAACCACCATATTCCCCAGTCTCTCCCGTTATGATCGCGTGTCTGACGGTCTTATTCTTTTCTGTTGGATTCTGCAGCAACTCAATTTTCCCTGCGATCTCCTTAGATATGACTGGAAACCCGAATTCCTGTATAACTTTTGGCTTCGTCCAATAAGTACCATCATCCCTTTTTAATGGCGGTACATTAATAATTCCAAGAGCCTTATGTACTTTCTGAATTGATTTATCTTCTAGCGACGAAGCGCTAACGCCCGGTGCATTGATATTGCACACCTCATGCAGGAACAGGTATAAAACAATGCTGTCCAGTCCGCCAACTGATACATGGTAATTCAGTCCTCTACCATCACACTCATTGGCAAACTCTTCCGCCCTGATCTGTGCATATTTTCTTTTAAACTCATATGGCTGTTTCTCTTTCTGCATAAAAGATGCTATCTTTTCGTATGCTCCGATTCGCTCCATACGTTCTTTTACTGATTCCATTTTTTCTCGGAGTAAAGAGCTCTTTTACGCTGGCCAGCAAACCTCTCACTCCTTTCGATTTACTTCAAAATTTCATCTAAGCAGGCATTCCAACCCACCCGACGTATTGATGTGCTGAGATCTTCATAACCAGATTTCAACTCTGGTATCTTTTCTCCGGCAGTTCCCGGAGTGGACACCAATCCGGCTTTTTTCCGTCTGGTACAAGTTTTCCTGTCGCACAGCACAGATATTCGTCATCATTCTCTGTCTCATAGCACAATGTGCATTTCTGGCACACCTGTTCCGGCATATCCATAACTAATACTGCTTTTGACATATCAGTGCACCTCTTCTCTACGGTTCTAATCCGTCTTATTACTTCGATAAAACTTGTCAGTCGCATCAAACATTGCATTTCTAGCATCTTCAAAACCTTTTACATATGCTCTCATTTCTGTGAGGTTCATTGCTTCATCCGGTTGTATCATTGTTTCGTCAAAACTATTTAAAATTGCTTCTTTATCTTCTCTTGTCACTTTACTCCACCGCCTTTCACAATCTCGATTGCGTGCTCATAACTTCTTGCTTTCTCTTTTCCCAAATTCCTGTTGTATGCATTCTCACAAAACTTTCTCTCATTTTCCAACTGCTCCACAACCTTGTCTACATCATAAGCCGTCGGATATTCTTCTAGTAAATACAATACTGCATTTGTATTTACTAAAGTTCCATTGCTTAAAGTAACCGATTTTAAATCTTTCTTCAGCGCATCCGCATCAATCAGTCTCATCGTTCGCCCTCCTGTTCCAATCTGTAATTGCTTTCGTTCGCTCGTCTTTCCCTGTTCTGATGCCTCCGTCCTGATCCATGTACATCTCACATTCATAGCTTTTTGGAAATTCTATTCTGCATTTCATACATTTGATTTTGAACATTACCCCAACAGATGATTGTGATGACTTATTTGTAATGGTTAAGAACATTGCGTTTCCACCGCAGAACGGACATGGCTTCAATGTTTCGTTCATTCTTCATCCCCCCAATCTAATTTCTGACCACAGTCACTGCAATATGACCCGACATTATACTTGTTTCTTAAATCTCCCTTCTCGTAACAAACAGGACAATAATAGTGATGCATTCCTCTATTGTATCCTTTCTTTATCTTTTCTCTTATTCCTTTCCTTGCCGTCTGCTTCTCCATCGCCGCCCGGCATTCTTCCACTGTTCCGATTGCTCGGTACTTCTGGATTCCTTCAAGCGCATTGATTGCCATTTCTATAGCTTCACATCTATCTCCCTCTGCAAAGATTATCTTTTCTCCGCAACTAGGCTTTTTGTTATCAATAATCATGATTGCTTCACTCTCTGTCATTCTGGCACCTCCGTCAACCCATCCAAGGCATAGCATCCGGCAAATCCTTCTAATTTAACAACCATCGTTCCACACATGTTGTACGGCTCGCTGACAACCTTAAACACCTTGCCTTTATTCTTCTCCGATACATAATACTTATCATTCATGGTTACTTTTTTACCTTTAATCATTCCTACACCTCCAACAACTCGGGATTGTCAAATTTGTTGCCGATAACTTCAACGCACTTTCGTTCAAGTGCATAAAATCCTAAATTACAGTAGCAATATCCGCTTTCTTTGCCTTTTGAATAACTATAATCAAGCGTCCAATCGCCATTATTATATTTTACTATTTCCGGATATTCTTCTTTTCTGTCACAAATATCATTCTCCCAAATCAGCTTGCCGTTCTTGTCCTTAAGTCCGGTGCACCAACAAATTGTGGACGGATCAATTTGCAGAGCATATAAATCTGATGCGTAATTAGGAACGATATAGTATTTTTCTCTTCCGGTAAATCCATATCGTACCAAACCGCCAATAACCCATTCGCCGTTATCAGTTCGTTTTGCTTTGCATAAATATCTATCTTCCATCACTTTCCTCACTTTCCGGCAACATAGCATATTTATAGCTACTCATTTTACCGTCATATGTGCTCCATGACGTTTTTCCGTAATCCCATGTATAAACCGTTTCATCTTCATATTTTGCAAAATGTTCTTTGCTCCACGCAAAAAGTTCAGAATCTCTGACCAAAATCGGTGTATCGACTGGAACTTCGCTCCAATCAACATACTGGCCGTTCGCCCATTCTTTTGCTTTTTCTCTGCAACGACCAGCATTTCTAATGTCATTATCGCAAAAATCGCATTTATCGCAGACTCCCCTGCATTTTTCCAGTTTCCCATTAATTAACGCAATATTGCATCCATCACACGCAATATTTAAAATCTCTTCCGCATATTTTTCTCTATTCAGCATTTTCCTGCTCCTTTCCGATCCTGTTCACAAGCTGTTCTGACCTCGTATAAGCCTTATCCAACAGTTCCAAGTATTCACTAAAGGAAATCTGCGCCTTTTCGGATAACTCACTCGGATAACGATCTAACAAAGCCTTAATGCACTGTTTCATGTCTCCAAAATATCCGATTGTTCGAACGCTTTCTTTTTCATTGCCGTCCTTATCCTGTCCGGCATATCTCTGTCTCAGGGTGTGATTCAGAGAATCAATCTCCACAAAATATCCATCCTGCAGTTCCACAGCTAACTTGTCCATCAACCATTCCTCCTATATTTCATACGTCTTTCCGATAAAACGCTTGTCAATGTACTTACATTCCCATTCCAATACACTTGCGATCCCCGTCATGGTTTCATATCCGGTAGCAAGGCAGTTAATCAAATATCTGATTCTCTCATAAACCTGTCTGATCTGATTTCCCGAAAATTTAAACTGTGTTTTAAGGCAGACACCCAACATAGCAAAATAATTAAATACCTGTGCCAGTAAAAACTTATTTGCCTGTATCATGCAGTTCGGTGCAATCTTTCTCTCTACCAGATAAAAGCTCTCACGATACGGAATCTTATTAGTTTCCTCTCGCACGTCAATCTTGCATTTATCTTTCAGATAAAAACCAAGTTCCTCGCCTGTCGTTCCATCCTTTGCATTCTCCACATATGCATCAATAGTCTGCTCAACCTTTATGATTCTTTTGTGTCCGAATCCGAACTTATCATGCAGTGCCTGATATGCCATCATACGGACGTTATAATAGGATTCCTCTATTAGATAATCCGCATTGCTTTGTGCCTTGGCGTGTCTCTGTATTCCGATCAGTTCACTCTTGGAATATCCAAGTGGCTGCATCCGCTTTTTCTTTCTTGCCAGTGCATTACTCATTTGCTCTTCCATCTCCTCTCTACATCCTCAAAATGGCTAAATACAAGACTTTGAACATATTTTGATATATTTGTCCGTGCATATTTTTTAATTAGCATTTCCCCTGCTTCCATCATTCCTTGGAACCACTCATCTTCGTTATCAGCTTCATAAAACTGCTGCCGGAATTTATAATAGTCATTAAAAAACTGCCATTCTTCGGAACCTTTTTCAAATTTCTTACTTGCCATAATCATTCACCTTTTAATCAAATGGTGTGCTGCCACATACTTCTCGGAAACCGTCTTTCTGTCGCATCCGTGCTTGAATCTGTTCAATGGTTTCGGTTCGCTCGATAAATTCCATACGATCACCTTCAAACTGAACAACTTCTCTAAACGGTGTACCCTGTCGATTCTTTTCAACTTTCAAGCCTTTAAATTTTCTGTCTTCATCCAAATTCCACATAAGAATAATATTGGAAGCATCCTGCTCAATATCTCCGGATTCTCTTAATTCGGACATTGTAGGCTCTTTCGTTACATTCATTTCCGATACTCGGTTAAGCTGTGACAATAGGATGATCGGAACGTGAAGCTCTCTCGCAAGTGCTTTGAATTGCTTCGAAACTTCCCCGACTTCGGATGCACGATTATTGAACTTCCGGTTACACCGTACCAATTGCAGATAGTCAACTACGATCACGTCATATCTTTGATGCCTGCATTGCGTTCTCATTTCCTCAATAACATTTGTCTGATCGTCAATTGTGATCGGATATTTTTCAAGCTCATCATTTGCCTTGTCAAAGGCTTCTTTCTCTCCACCAAGAAAAGCCTTTGCCCTGCGAACTCTTGTCAGACCAATCTTTGACATTCTTGAAACAAACCTTTCATAAATCTGACTGTTGTTCATCTCCATGTTGTAGTAACAAGTGTTATAGCCTTTTCTTGCCATATTCTCGATTATTTGTGCCACAATAGCAGACTTACCAACTCCCGGTCTCGCGGCAACAACTGTAATGTCTCCGCCTTCAAGACCGCCAAGGCAATCGTCAAGATGGTAAAATCCTGTCTTTACCCTGTCCTCTCCCACATCATCATTGAAGTATTTATCTTTGTTCTCTGATACGATTTGCTTCATCAACTTAGATTTCTTCAACTGATTAACTTGGATTTCTTCAAGCCTTGTAAGAACTTCCGCGATCGAATTATCAATATCACATGGTCTAAGGCTCACTCTCTGGAAAAGGCTTTTCGTTTCCCTTGCCCGCCAATCCTTAATGACTGCATCCGCATAGTTTTTCATTGCTGTCGATAACGGAGTTGCGGCAATACATTCCTTAAGCTCCCCGGCAATCATTTCCGGCTCCCATTTGTGGTTTTCAAGTGACTGAGACAGTGAAACGACATTAATGTTTTCTCCACGATCATACATGGCAAGCATTTCAGCAAAAGCATCTTGGCAAAATTCAGAGCTGAACATTTCCGGCTTCAATTTGTTATAAACCTTGTACATGGAATCATTGTCAATCAATACACATCCGATCACTCCAATTTCTGCTTCCGTCAACTGCTCTCACCTCGCTTTCGTTTCTCAACTTGACGAATCCAGTAATCGCAATCCTCTTTCAGCCAGTCTCCGTATTTTGGTATGTAGCGATAATTCGTATCATCCGGATTCTTCTCTATATAGTCAGTAACATATGCCACTGTAGCATCATATATCAGCTTTGCAACGGCTTTCCTGTTCGGCTCGATAACTTCTAAAAGCTTGTCCATCCATGCTACCTTGGCAGACGTTAACGACGTTTTCTTTGGATATGCATTGATCGTGTATTCCCATCCCCATTCCGCGTCAAAGTCCAAATCAGATGCAGGCACGCTTTCTTTTGTATTTTCTTTCTCTATATCTATATCTATATCTTTCTCTATATCTATCTCTACATTGCAATTTTGTTGCAAAATGTTGCACTCCGTTGCTCCACTGTTGCATTGCAACGCTTTTTGTGCATTTTCCCTAGATTTACGACTTCTTCTGGTACTTGCAGTCTCGCTTCCTAGGTTATCTTGCACAAATGGCAACTTGTACTCAATGGAATCTGATGTTTCAAGCAATCCGCAGGAAAGAAGATACTGAATCGTTACTTGAACATTGATTTCGTCCTCGTCAATATCAAGGGCGATCTCTTTGTAAAATTCATCTTCCAATCCGGAATATTCCAGATAGCCACCTTTTTTCAACGACAACAACTGCATCTTAAGATAGATGATCGTATATGTATCGCCACCAGCCATCTTTCGGAGTTTTTTGATTCGTTTGCTATCAAAGAAATCATCCATCAGTTTAAGCCAGTAATACCGCTTATTCTCCGCCATTTTCACTACCTCCAAGCAATTCAATAACCTTTGCCCCAGCATCTTCCGGGCGACAAAATACGAACTCAACGCCATACTTAAGTTGCATTGTCAACATAGCTTTTGCCAATACCTTGCCAGATGTCGGCTTTGTTTTCGGTAGCGATACATTCAGCAATTTTCCAAGTGTGTGCATATATGCAATATTGTTATACCGGTCCACTCGAGGATTATGCCATGTAAATACATCATTGACGGAATACACCTTGTCTGTATTTTCAATAAGCACATATAACTTAATTCCGTTGTTCTGCGCCAAAATACACTCGTCACGGAATCTCGGATGTGCTTTTCCACAGATATTCCCTACAATTTCCTGCATGTCCTTTTTCGTGTCAACGGAAACATCATATGTGCCAAGAAAATCCATCTTTTTAAGTTCCATTTTTCTAGCTGATTTTCTATGGATAACATCCGCTACCTTGTCTGTGGCAATTATGTAATCTCCAACCGGCAATGGTGCACGCAAGACTTCCATATCGTGGCTTTTGAAATATCTATTCTTAAGGATATGCAAGCCCTCTTTCTGTCCTTTATCCTCAATTATTAACACGTATTCTCCTTTCTGGCGGTCACTTTCAGCAACCGCCAAAGGTATCTCATGGCTTTCAATTTAGTTTTTTGTGATATATTAAAATTCCTTGCCAAAACATCAGATACCACATAAATTGGTTTCTTTTAGGTAAATACCAAGGTGTTGCAACCTATTTTAATATTCAAGATTGAATGTAATTCTTGGGTTATATACGCTACCCTCGCTATCGTCGATTTCATAAAAATCGACATCTTCATCGAACTCTGCAGTTACGGTTGCCTCCTGCGTGTCGTTCTCATTGTTCCTGTCAAATTCCGCTTCAACATCGGTATCGAATTTCGCTTTTACATGGAACTCCACTTCTGTATCTGGCTTAAACTGCACCAGATCTTAAATCAACTCATATACTTTCATGCCGTCTCCTTTCAGAACGGACAAAGGTTCATATCAACCTCTAATCCTTTTTCTGCAATATAAACATTTGCTCCATATTTAACTGTTTCTTCTGTCTTTTGTTTGAATAATGCCGAATCTGCTGATTTATCTGATAAGTGAATTAGAACGACATTTCGCAATGCCGGATTATCGTTAGTAGAAATAAAGTCAAGTGCCGTTGGTAAGCTCATATGACCTCTTAATCTGTGTTCGTAATTTGGCTCTTCTCGGTTCACAAACTGCATATCATAGTTGGCTTCCACCATGATGTGATTAACACCATTAAATCTCCATCTGACGTATTCCGTGTCTGTTGCATACACCAAGCTGCCAATATCCGGGTGTGTGATGTAAAATCCGTAGCAGGGGCACTCTGAACCGTCTCCGTTGTTGTGTAGCCATCTGCCGGACTTATCCCGGTTTTCAAATGCTCGTATGCTAAAGCTTTCTTTCCCAAACTGTAGGATATTTCCATCTATCAATTTGAACGGCTCCCACACTGGGATACCGGCTCTAACATACTGAAAGAAGTACTGATGATGGTCTGAATGTATGTGGGTTGTGATTACTGCTTTAATCTTTCGCACATTGAAATCCAGTGCTTTCTTAACTTCCATAAACGGCAACCCTGCTTCAATAATTAACGCTTCGCTTTCATTTTCCAGTATGTAGCAATTACCGGATGAACCAGAGCCTAAGGCTTTAAGTTTCATACCTCTTTCACCTCAATTTTCAAATATGTGTTTATTATCGATTATCCAAGGATGTTTCGTGTAGTCTATATGGCTTGCCGCATTTGCAACTGTTTTCCGTAGCATCTTTAAATGTTCCTCACAATGCTTTCTTCCAGATACCGCCGGTCTACCACAGATTATGCACAATCCTTTATCCTCCCGGTACTCCCTTTGGCTTGTGGACTTCTCGCACGAACGCCTCTTTGCCAAACACCTGTTGCATAAAACAGTTCCGCATACTGCATTACGTTTTCCACACTTCACGCATATTCCACTGGACTTATTCATGTAATATCTGGTACGGACTCTTTCTTTCCGTGCTTCTGCCTGTTCCGGTGTTTCCCTTGCAAGTCTCTTAGCCTCTACCTTCGCTTTCTTCTCCCGGCACTCAGCGCACATTTTGTACTGCGTTCCCAATATGCCTTTGTGACATCTGGAGCATATACCAAGAGATACATAAGGGTCTTCCGCTTTTTCTCTCATTCGGCATCCTCCAAAAACCATATTCCTTCCGGTTTTAAAAAGTTGCCCTGAACAATGTTCTTTCTGAATATACTTTCTGCTGTCGGTGCAAGATCCGTAAGTCTCTGTATGCTCTCTTCTATGTTGTCTGCCAGAATATCAATGCCGAATAATGTCTCTGCAGCTTCCGTTTCAGTCATTCCTATTGACAGTTTCCGTTTCAAGATTTCCACAAGGAAATTTCCAGTACCACACGCAGGCTCCAACACTGTTCCTCTCCAACACTCTGCACCACCATTTTCATCTTCCAACATATTGCACATCTTTTGTACCATCCAGCCCGGCGTATAAACTTCTCCAAACTTTTTGACGCGTTCTCGGCTTTTTGTAATTTTTTCTTTCTGCCTATTTTCCATTTCTGTGATAAAACTCACTCCTCACATCAATAATCTGTCTTGTCTGTCCCAACAATGCCCGATTATGCTTTGCCCTCTGCTCATTGTCACAGATAAATTGCTTGCAAATTTCTGGTCGAACCGGATAGATTCTGCATTTCTCGCAACTCTTATCCGTATCAAGAAAAGGGCATGTCATATCATACGTTCTATTCGCAGTGGGAAGAAGATGTTTGCACTCTTTGATATGGTTCTTACGAATATATCTGCGAATGGTATCTACTTCTTTTCTGCTCATTGGTAAAAGATTGGAACAGCAGTTACCGCATTGGCTACATTTCCCATCTTTGCAAAAGTTGTAAATGTTATCTCCCATTCCTTTCTGCACGGCTTCTAAGACTGACATAACTTCCATATGCTACTCCAATTCTTCATCCGCCGGAAACTCAAATACTCCGCTCAAACCCATAGTGAGTTTTTCGTCAATTCCATCTGGCGGTGTCTGCCCCATCTTTACAAGATTATGGCACACATAAGCCATTCTTAATTCTTCCATGGCTTCTTCTGCTTTTTCTTCCGTGGAATATTTAGCAACAAGCATATCGCCAACAAGTTGTTCTACTCCTATTAGGTTCTTATTCAGAAAGTAGATATCTTTCTGAAATCGCTGAATAATTACCTGTTCATACGGCAAATCAATCGTGCCGTCCTGGCTAATAACTCTCATTTGGCTTTTCTTCCTTTCTTTTTTATTTTTCCTATTCCTTTAATGATCCTTGAAATATAGGATTGTGTAATTCCAAGTGCTTCGGATATTTCTCGTTGCGTTTTCCCTTCCACAAAAAACATAATAAAAATACGTTGTTCTCTCGGACTCAATTCCTCAAAAATCTGTTGAGCAAGCATGTAATTAACTGTATTTTCTTCATAATCCTTACGATCTGCTATCATTTCAGCATAAGAAACGCTTTCGCCATTTCCTATATCCACATTATCATCTAATGAAAATGCTGCATTTACTGATTTTTTACTTTTCCGGAATTCAATAAGCAGTTCATTTCTCACAAGTCGAAAAGCATATGTAGAAAAACATCCTTTTGAAGCATCAAAGGTGTCAATAGCCTTTAGAAGTCCAATGGAACCAATCTGAAACATATCTTCATCAAACGCTGGAATTCCTAAACGTCGCATAACAAAAAAGACAATTCCGTAATTTGTAAGGATCATTTGCTCTTTGGCGTACTCCGAACGGCAAGTAATCCATAGGTGCAATGCATCTTGCTTACTCAATTCAGATTTTGGAATGTTCATTCTATCCTCCTACTTCATGAAGTCCGGAAAATCATTGTCATTCTCAGCAACTTCCGTCTCTACCTTTTCCGGTTTATCTGCCATCTTTGGGTCTTCCACAGTTTCGGAAACTTCCGGCTCAACAGGGAAATCCTCTGTGTTTGCGTTCTCAGATATTTCATGCTTAACCTGTTCTTGTAAATCTTCCATCGGATATTTCTTGAAATCGTTGTCCTGCATTTCTTCTTTTGTATAGAGCCCCATTGTCAATTCCGGACAATTCAGACTGGAGAAGAAAGATGCCGCTCTGTAACGAAGCATTAACTGTGGCATGGTTTTCCACTTACTACCATTCTTACCAAGCCATCCCTCGGCTTTAGCCATTTCCATGTCCACGGTCATACCCTCAACTCTACGACCATTTTTCGTAGTCCAAGCAAGGCACGAATAAGGCTTGCCATCTTTATCTCTAGTTTCCTCAAACTGTAATTCCATATCGAATTTGCCGGAATTATTGATTGCCGCAATCAGAAACTTTGAACTCCAAGACGGTCTACCCTGAATCACATACAGATTCTGCATAACCATCAGTGGGCTTACTCGCAGTCTCTGCGCCTGCTCAATAGCAATCAGACAGTTTGCATCGTTCTTCTGGAATGTTGCCGGAACGATAGTTGAACTCGCCAACGCCTTTGCCATCTGCATAGCCATAATGAAATTATCTGATGTTCCAAAAATTCCAAGGCTATAGTCTGTAACCTTGTTGTTGCTGTGTGCAACCTCTGTCTTTTCCTCTTTCTTTTCCTCTGCCTTTGCTACTGCTGTGTTCTCTGCCATAATTATTTTTCCTCGCTTTCTTTCCTTATTGCTTTTTTAAATGCTCCATTTTTAAGAAATTTCAAAACAAGATTGAGTTGCATATTCTTGAAAACCTCTATGTGCTTTGTACTGTGATACCACATTACCCATTCCTGTTTCAAAAGTTCCTCAATGCTTGTAATCTGCTCACCCTCTGCGAATTTTCGCTGACTTAAAAGGTATTCCCTGTGTTTTTGAATGTTCTCGCATTTTGCGCACTCTTCGGAAGAATACCTTGAACAATGCTTTCCATTAAGGTTTACAGACAATGCACAATATCTACATGGATTAACTCTCATCGTCACCACCGCTTTCCGGTTCTTCACACTTCTTCACAACTGCCACCTTATCAGCGCCGTAGGTTTCCACCCACTTCATATCCACGGTTTCATCAGTAACCGTCAGCTTTGCACCTTTGGCATTTACAACCATGTCACCGGCTTTTACAGAATCCTCGGTGCGGTATGTATAACTTCTGGTGCTGTTTGGAAACTTTGCTTTGATATAATTCATTCTGACACCTCGCTTTCCGCTACTTTCTTTTCCTTTTCAAATTCTTCTTTACTGCAAATCAATAATCCACCAATATAGCTATCTGGCTTTGTGAGTAATTCTGTAACAATTTCATTTGGCATAGCGATTGCCACATTTCCCCATCCGTCCTTGCCACTATGAGCAGATATGATATTGGATAATGGGGAAAGCTTTAAGTCCTTGTTATTCTTCTGTGACATCCGTTCCATAATCCCTAATGTTCCAATACTCATTTATACACGCCTCTCTTTCCTTTATTTCTTGTGTCTTTTTCGCAATACGGAAGAGAACAATGTCCGGCTCTTCCCCAGAACCCTTTACTTGCACTCTTCCAACGCTTGCACGACATACACCGTGCATCCGGCTGTGTGACGTTGTTGCTTGTCCCTACTCTTGACATTTAATATCCTCGCTTTCTTAGTGAAAATCCGCTTCCGGTTCTTTTTCTGGTTGAATATAACTGTCATCATATTCCTTATCAATAACGATAGCCGTTCCAGCTCTGGATAATCTCAAGAGTAGCACCTCAAATTCACTCAAGTTTCTAAGTGACGAAATCGTCAAATCCTTATAGGCAGAAAGTGTATATGGTTCTTCTTTTCCGTTATTCCATATCCACTTTGACACAGGAATTTCAACATTCAGTTTTTCATCATGCTCATTTTCAAATGTGATAACTGCTCTTTGCATACTGCTCCATGATGGTTTATCTTCCAACTCAAACCGCATTTCACATTCCACTGATTGATAAGAAATGCCATCATCGTAATCAATGCCTAAATCTTCTGTGTCAATGTCCCTTTCACACTGTTTAATCCATGCCTTGAACAAATCCGTAAGTTTGATTTCTTTCTGCTCCGGCTCCATCATAAGGTCTTTAAAATTCTCCAAAATCTTTTTATTTCCAATACAGAAATCCGAATTAACAATCTCTGTTAAAACAGAATCAAGTTTAGGAAGATACTCTGAAAAATCATAACTCTCAATGTATGGAACCATGACTTCTTTTACCTTTTCCTCAATGGCATGCTTTGCATCTCCCCAGCGAAAAGCATCTTCGATTGTTCCTCCCAATGCATTCATAAATTTTTCTTTGACAATTTCACTTACTTCATCCGAAGATAAACTTTCCGATGCTATTTTCAATAATTCTTCTTTCATTTACACACCCTCCACTTTCAACTGTTTGTCCTCGGAAACTCTCAAAAGAATTAACTGTGCATCCATATCCGGCACATTGAACTCATTCAGCGATTCGGCGTTATCTACGAAAATCGGCACGTTCACACCGTACAATTCGCTTAACGAGCGGATAATATCAAGTCCGGCTACAATTCTGTGACCACTGTTCAAAGTCGAATACGGTACGCCATTTACGGTACACTCGCAACAATCTTTCATGCCGCCATTTAACTGCATTTCGAAGAGTTTGAAATTAACTGTCTTGAAATGGCTATTGATAGATTCAGAAACCTTATCCAGCTTGAAGCGGATGAACTCTTCCAGTAAGTAAAGCATCTGTTCCTGGTCGGCAACTTTCTGCCCGATTTCTTTTTGCTCGTCACGAAGCGTTTCGATACGATCATCAATCGCAACATTGTTAGCCGCCTGCGCAATAACCTTGTTCACCTCTTCAAGCTGACTCTGCAGATCGGCTTTCTCGGCTTTTAAATCAGTAACAACCTTGTCTGCGCCCTCGGATTCAACCTTTGCAATATCAGCAAGAATCTTGTCATGTTCTGCTTTCAGCTTCACATATTCTTCATTCTGCGAATAATCAGCTTCTTCTGGGATCTCGGATAACAGTTTGCAAAGTTCCTCTTTATTCGTAAAAGTCCCCTGCTCCTGTTTCTTTAAGGAATCTATTTCCATTTGCAGATCAGCATTTTTCTTTGTCAGTTCCTCGATAAGATTTTTCTTCGCAAACCCATATGCCTTGATTTCTTCCAAGTTGGATTCTTTCTTGGTAATAAAGTCACTTTTTGAATCATTTAGTTTCCGCTTTGCATCTGCCTTGGCTTTTGTCTTTCTTTCTTCAAAATCAGTCTTCAACTGCTCAGTCTTATCAGCTGGCAACTTCTGACCGCATAAGGAACAAACCGTTGTAGATTCATCGAATATCCACTTGGATTCATCAAAGAGATACGGAGTTTCATCAAACGCCTTGGCTTTCTCAGAATTATACTGTTCGCCCAGTTTCTTCCGCTCTGTATCCGCATCAGTGATAGTTTTTTCGTTATCAGAAATCTGTTTCTCTTTCAAAGAAATCGTAACCGAAAAATGTTCTAACTCATTTTTACAATCACGCAATTCAGCATCCATGATGCTTCTTTTGTTTGATAACTCGCGATTCATCGTCTGTTCCATGCCGGACATGTCAAACTGTAACTGCATTTCCTTACTTCTTAAATCGCCCAATGCGCTACCTGCATTCTCCATTTTCTTGTCACATTCAGCGATTCTTCTTACCAGATCTGCCTTTGCAAGTTCCTGCTCTGCCACGTCAACGTCAACCTTGGATTTCTCGGCTTCATCAATGCGAACCGGAATTTCAGCCTGTTTTTTCTTCCATTCTGTAAGAGCTTTGGAAAACTTAGCACGGATATCGTCTGTAGACGGCGCTTTCTCCAATTCTGAAAGCAATGGCGCATACTTCGCGTCCGTCTGTGCCAGCTCTACATCTGAAACATCTGAAATAAGTTTCATCAGAATATCTCTCTGGTCTTTCCACTTCAAAGAAGAAAAATACTGCGGATTAGTCAGCATTTTGAACATTTCCTCGCTCTGTGCCAATTCCGAAACATAAGCCTTGAAATCCGCTTCACTCTTCGGATAGCCGTCAATCTCAAACGAATTAACATTCCCCTGCAATACTGCCGTATCGGTTCCACGCTTCTTAACCCAGTTCTGTTTCTGTGTCTTGGAAAGTTCAACTCCCTTGCCATCTACATCCAGAACCGCTACAACCTTAATCTCCACGTTATCAATGCGGTTGCCGTCCTTATCCAGTGGTCGGACATTGAACTTTTCCTCTCCGGCACTGTTCTTATTAAACAGAAGCCATGTAAACGCATCAAAGATAGTTGTTTTTCCTGCGGCGTTCTGTCCTTTAATACTTGTCTTATTAGAGAAATTCACATCAAGGCTCTTAATTCCCTTGAAATTCTCCATATGTAACGATCTAATTTTCAGTTTCATTTTCTTTCTCCTTCCACTCTTTATATTTTTTAAGTGCCTCTTCAAAGCATGCTTCATCGTCAACATATCCAAGAGCTGACTCTATAATTTTTGAATCAATAGTTGTTCCTTTTTTTCCCATCAGCTCAATGTCTCTTTGGTGCTCATTTGCAATAATGGCACATGCTGTATGAACTTTCGTCCTGCATGCAACCAGATCTGCATATTCTTCAACGGAAATTGTAACGGTATTTTCTGCCATCTTAATTTTCCTCCTCTAATACATTGATTTTGCTTACAGACACCTCGTATGCTGTTCTCTGTTCTTCTGTTCCATCTTCATATTTCTTAATATATCCGCGGCTCTGAATGCGTCCATTGATCTCAATATGAGTTCCTACTTCCAACTGACCAACAAATCTTGCATTTCTACCCCAAACAGCACATGGGATATAATCTGATTTTCCGTAGGAACGATTGACTGCGATTAATAAATCTGCAATTTCTCTTCCAAGCGGAGTTTTCCTGTAAATCGGTTCTTTGCATACATATCCGTCAAGCTGGATTTTGTTCAAATCTGTATGTTCTCCCGGATTCGCTTTTTCAATTTCACAGACGAATACATATAATAACAGACGATTTCTCTTTTCCTCATGTTTGTTATAAGAACTATACACACCGGAAACATTAACGGCAGTGCCCGTGTATTTATCATTCAGATTGATTAATCTCTCTGAAATAATTAATGGGATAATATCAGCCGTCCCACTTAATCTATCCACTTTGAGGTGCATATTATAAAATCCCTCTCCAAACACCTCATGGTTAAATTCCGGCTCTGTGATAATCGTTCCTGTAAGTTCCACTTTATTGTTTTCTGCTCTCATATTTGAATTTCTCCTTTTCTTGTGCTAAAATAGGCGCAAATAGCTTATGCTATTGCTTGAACTGGAATCATTCAGCTTTGGTCGGTTCGGATGATTCCTTTTCTTTGCTGTAATCAGTGTCAAATGTGATATAGGTAATACCGTCATCGTCATCAGACTCACTTCTGTAATCGTAATCTACAATCTCTTCTGTATACTCCTGCCACTCCCCATCTATTTTTGTTCCTATATAAATAAGAAGTAATCCAATCAATACAGGTATAGCAGCGACCGGATACTCCGTTGCATCAATGCAGATGCAAAACAGAAAAACAACAGTGCCGATCATTTCAATTATCTTTGCTAACTTTCTCATTCTTTTCCAACTCCGTATCTGATTGCCATTTCTTTTACAATGGCTGTATATCCCTCAATCAGTTTCTTATCCTCTGCAATAATATCCACGTAGGATAATTTGTCTCTTGCTGATTTACAGATGCCCTCGTCAGCCATTCTTCTGCGCTTATTGGTTAATCGCTGTTTCAGATTTACACCCATGCGCTTTGAAAGCAGTTCATAACTTTCAGTTCTTACCTGGCTATATGCCTGTCCACCGCCAAGTTCCATGCTGATCTTTCTTAAAATATTTCCAGTATCATCACGCCATGATGTTGTATCGAGTGCAACCACTTCTCGGATGCTCTCAACTCTTTGTTCCACATGGTTTAACTGCTCTGCCTGCCGTTTCTGTTCTAACTGCTGTTCTGCTACAGAATTGAAAATTTTCTGAAACATTTGCAATTCCGGTGATAACTGATTGAGGTCGATTACCTTTTGTTTCACACGTTCTTCCAAGGTTGTGAAATAATCTCGTGCTTCTTCTGCTTTCACTCCATTTCCTTTCATAGAAAGTTTCTTTGCAAAATGAGCTGTGAGTTTGTAATCCTGCGTTTTGTTACCCTCGACATTGATGTCGAACCCCCAGTAATCCTCATTTTCAGTGGCAAATTCATTATCAACAATGTTTGATTTCGCCCATCTTGAAAACTGTCCCTGTGCCAATTCCAAGAACGCATACAGCTTTCTTGCGGTGGTCATTCCGTTTTCATCAACACCAAGCGCAATCTCAATCGGTGTCTGCATTTTTGCTTGTTTTAACTCTTCCGTTTCCTCCAACTCCTTTCCGTGTTATAATTCCCTTATCATCAAATAAGGGAGGTGCTACAATGATTGAAAAAAACAATTCATGACTTAGCTGTCACATATGCCAGTTCAAAACTTTCAGAATATCAAATTGACAAACGTGAAGCTCCACTTTGCGGAAATACAGAAATGTCATCCGAAGAAGTTCTGTATTTAAAAGCGGCATACGATTTTGCTGTCAAAAATCTTTCGGAGTAGGTTCGTACCTTTCTCCAACCATTGCATGAGAAACAGCTTCTTTTATCACTTCATGCTGTTTCTCCTCTGAAACGGACTGCTCAATGCGTTTTAGTGTACCGTCAATACTCTTTAACGTATTGAGCATTTCTTTTAAAATTCTCACTGCATTTCTCCTTTCTGATTGTCTTCTTCGCTTTCCTGCTTTTTTGCAGAACCCTCAACCATCCCAAGCACATATCCTTTCTGAAAATCCGTCATTTTAGGAATGGCTTCTTTGAGTTTTTCAACAACCTTTTTTTCCTGTTCGCTCACTGTATCATCCCTTTCTGTGATATAATATTTTCAAAAACGGAGGAATTAACATGCTTCTAAAAATCGAAAGAATAATATTAAAGAAAATATCTAAAACGAATTTTTCAATCAAACTTTCCGATATAGGTAAATTTGATGGAGAAGATGCATACCAAGCGTTTTTGGATTTACAGGATAGAGGATATGTAACGAAAGTAAACACATCTATGGATAGATCGAGTTTTAGCTTCATAATTACATCCAAAGGCAGATTCTACAAAGAATATCTTTTCTTGGAATTTTTGAGAAATATCCTCATTCCTTTTATTGTGGCTTTGATTACAGCAACTGCTACATATCATTTAGAAAAAGTAGCAGATAGCTATTCCGACAGCGGCACCAGCCAATGCGCTTACGAGTTGGATTCCACCGACAATGAATGGCTCAAACTTATCGAGTAAGTCACGCTTTTGCCGAAATGTCATTTTTTTCACCGTCTCACCTCTTTTCCATTTCTTTTGCAATATTATAATAACGCAATAGAAATATAAAGTCAATAACAAATTATTGCTTTTGTGATATTTTTGTGATAATATTATTGCAGAAAGGGGGTGAAGACTTGAGTACAGTAAACGAACGCTTAAAATCTTTAAGAATATCATTAGGAATGAACCAAAAAGATTTTGGAGAAAGAATTGAAGTTGCGCAAACTTATTTATCTCAAATAGAAAAAGGGGATAGACCTGTTACCGACAAAATTTCAAAAATTGTTTGCTTACAAAATTGGAATGGTAAAAGCGTAAATGAAGAATGGTTCCTAACGGGAAACGGTGAAATGTTTGTTCCGGAAACTAAAGATGAACAAATTACAAGATTGCTTTCAGATGTGCTAAAGAAAGAAAATAGTGATTTTAAAAGAAGACTTGTAACTGCATTATCAAAACTTGATGATACCGGTTGGAAATACCTAGAAGATTTTATTGATTCTATTTCAGAAAACAAATAAGAAAAAGCCAAGGGCAATGCGCAAACCCTTGGCTTTCTTTCTATTCTAATAAATTTTTAACAAATACATATATAATTCTTAACCATTTTTCATTGTCGCAATTCGCGACCATTTCAGTTATTTTTTCCTTGTAAAACGCTGTTGCCTCATTGCACTCTTTTTCCCCCATATTGATTTCCTCCAATCATTCCGCACTTTCGATAGCGATACACAAATTATAGAACTTATGTTCGATGTCGTCAACCCCATTTGACAAATTGCTACAAATTACAAACTCGTTTGTAGTTGAGGGACAAGAAAACGCCTTATCCCGCCCCTCAGCCAGAACTTGAAGTGCCCTTATCGGACAATTTTATTTTACAAATTTTCCCGCAAACATTCAATTTCTTTCGGTCGCAAGTTTCGACAGGTAAATTTCTTATTGTCACATAATGTCGATTGATTAGTTTAAATTTTGTTAAAAAAATTAATTACTGGTTGAAAATTATGCATCTGCCAGTTATCTGTGATGAATTTTAAGTGCATAATTTTCCTTTCTGCCCGTAGGCTTGTTATTTAAAAGAGCCGGCTACACAACACATGGTCATGTAATCGGCTCTTAGGCTCTTGATTTTATTATATTTCTACATAGTTTTTCTTTTGTGCCAAGTTGTCCGCTTTGTTCGTAAAACAGAAGTTTAGGGAAATATCAAAAGCAAGACGGTGTTTATATGGCGGCGATAAAACCCTATGATTCTCTTAAGGTAACCATAAAATTTAATAAGCAATATATAGACACACCAATATGCTCTTTAACACCAAAGCAATTCGGATTCGAAATGTCTATATATGATGTCGAATACAACGCATCCGGCATTATTTTTACTATTAAGAACGACTATTCAGACGAACTTACATTTTCCGTTATTTGGCAAGCGTTCGGGAAAATACTATAGATTAGTACAATCCGCTTAACACAGCCTGTGTAAGTCTGGTACCAACATATAATGCGACATGTGTATTGTCTAAATAGCAACATAAAACGCAATATTCAAAATTTTCCAAGGCGTTTGCCCAAACACCAAATGTTCTTTGCTCCGTATTGCAATCTTTAAAAAAATCATACGCAATAATATTACTTGCTATTTCAGAATAATTCTCATCTCTAACTTGAAGTTGGAGAAATTTATATTTTGTTACATCGGCTATTTGATACTGTGTCCACGTAGCATTATTACTAAGAGAAGAAACGAGAACATCGTACTTGCCTTTAAAACTATTGCCTAAACTGCTGTTTAACGATGATATCGCCCCTGTACAAGTACCATTCCCAATCTTAGAAATGTCTGTCGTTCCAAGCATTTTATAGAGATACCGCACATTCTTGAACATCTGTGACACCTTTGCAAAAATAGAAGAATGTTTTTCGCCACTTGATAATTTTGGTACGCTTGTCCATGCTGACACTGATCCGTCTGCCACATCACTACTCGTAAAAGTTGCTGTATTCTCTGCTGTATCTCCACCGGTTGCCACTGCACCGACGTTTTCTGCTGTCAGTACCACATTTCCCCGACTGTATGATTTTTCTTTCACACCTTTCACGCCAGTAACCGGCGTACCGGCAAGCACATCCCACTTTTCATCCGATGTTTTGTAGATGTTTGCTCCCGCAGGGACTGTACTGCCCGCTCCCTCTTTAAAATCATCCGTGGTGGTAAATTCATCTGAAATATTGTACATCCATCCGGCATTGACATCCGCAAGTGCCGGAAGATCTGCAAATGCAACTGTTCCGTGTGGCTGCAATCCACCTTTAAGTCCTTCTGATACATCTTTTGCCTGCTGATAGTAATACTTGGCATTGTCAGAATCCTCGCCCTCTCTGCTTCCTGTACCACCAACAGCATAACTCTGTGCCTTGGTTGCACTTTCTTCTGCAGATTCCGCTTTACCGATGATCTCCGCAGCCTTTTGAGTTGCAATATCTGCTTTTTCGGCTGCTGTATCAGCTGACTGACTGGCGGACGATGCTTTCTCCGTGGCTGTGGCGGATGATTCACTGGCGGATGTCTCACTGACTTTTGCGTTGCTTTCGGATGCCGCTGCCGCCGTAGCTGACTTCGCTGCCGCTGTCTCGGACGCCTTGGCATTGTCCTCTGATTTTTTTGCCGCTGTTTCACTGGCTTTTGCAGCATTCTCACTTGCTTTGGCGTTGGCTTCGGACTTTGCCGCTGCCTGCTGGCTTGACTCTGCCTTTGCCACTTCCACTTTGATTTTCGCAAGATAGTTTGGCTCCAAGTGTTTTTCCTCGATGCTACCCTCTTTGACGATGGCAGACACTTTTCCATCCTTATCAATATAAAAAGCTACCGTATCAGAATCAAGGAACTCATACTGTGTAATCAGTGCCGACAGGTCTATGTACTGTTTCGTGCCATCAATCAGAGTCAGGATAATCTGCTGTGTAGTCGGGTTATAATCGAAGTTGATTGCGATTTTCTCCATCTGTGTATCAATCGTAATCTTAGAACCGTTCTTTTTTGTGATCGTAATGATTCCGGTCGATTCCTCAAAGGTCACGTCTGCAACAAGAGTTGCTACCTCTGTCTTGGTTGCTTTTGTCGCATCCAGGGTAACTACATTGTCGTCAATAATGCCGATAGCACTATCCATTTTGTTGAGGTTTCGTTCGTTCAACGGAGTCTCATCGCTTGGGTAATTCTCCCAGTTGATAGGTACGTGTGCTTTATTCATGTTCCTTGCCCTCCTTTTCCATGTCTTTCTCCATCTGTTCCCGTTCGGCAATCACATTTCTATTTGCTTCTGATTCGATCTGATGCAAAATATCTTTAAACACCAGATATTTAACCTCAACCGGAATACTTTCACAGGCATTTACATAATTAATAATGTCATTCTCAAACTCTCGGATTTCTGCGTTAATCATAAACTTTCCACCTTTTCTTTCAGATTTTCTATCTCTTCATGCTGTAACTGCACTGTGGCAACCAGATCAGCAATCAGTTCCGTATATTTCAGTCCGTAATACTTTTTCCCATTGCTGTCTGAAAACGTTTTTGGACAAATATTCCACCCTTTTTCCGCTTTTTTCAAAACATCCTGTGCAATAAATCCATGATGGAACCCATCTTTTTCGAAATTATAACGATACGATTTTGCTCTTAAAGAATAAATAAACTCAGATGATTGCTTTTTGCTTAAATCTAAAATTGTGTTTTTTATTCTTTTGTCAGATCCATTAATTACTCCACCTCTGAATCCACCTACTCCGGTATCTCCGTCTAAATGGATCATCATGTGGTCATTATCGTTTGCGCCTTTATGCAATGAAACCTGATTATATTGAACCGTACATTTATGAACAGGACTTTCAAGCGTCCCTTCCACTGTTCGAAATCCATCCGTTCCCATCTGTACAAGTGTTCCACTGCGTTTAAATTCAATAAGGTTTTCTACAGACTCTTCCGTTTGAATATGCATATATCCCCCGGTCATTTCCATAGAACCTTTTAATTCAAGCAGTTTTGCTTTAATTTTGATACCCTCGGCTGACTGGTTGATTTCTGAAATGACGCTGTCTTTTGATACTTTCAAGCTGATCTGCTTTGATGACTGCGTAATCGTACTGGACGCACTCGATGAAAGCTGCTTAAATTTCTTTATCAGAGTCCATTTGTATTTTCCACTGCTTATTCCACCATCTGGTTCGCAACCATAAAACTTTCCAGTCTTCTGATCCAAAAAACTGTGTCCAGAATAATACGAAGATGCAGGGTATGTATCTTGTGGATTCCCGAAACCACAATGTGTAACGTCATAATCTTCGGTATCCCATACTGTTAAAGAAGCACTGACTTCTGACCGTATCTTAGTTGAGGTCACCTCTATCTTTCCGGACAAATCGCCCTCTGCTTTGCTTGCTCTCGTAACTTCCGCTGTAATCTTGTCCTCATTAATTTTAATAGCTGCTGCAAGTTCAACTTCCTGTCCCTGTGCCCTTTTAACTTCTGCTGTAATACTGCTCGCATTTTGCGTGATTCTCGATGATAAACCATCCGTTGTATTTTTAACTTCTGTGCGAATTTCGGTTGCAGTTTGCGTGATCTGTGACTGCAATCCCTTCTCAACATCAGTTATCGTGCTCTGTGTCTTTTCAATGGTTCGCTCCAACACATTGCTCTTGCCTTTGAGCTTTAAAATACTTTTCTGTATTCCGTTCGCCCCGTTTGTCCGGTACTCTTCCCCATCCGCTTCCAAATCATCACGCAAGGCCTGTATGCCTTTCAAAGTTCTTTTCAAAATATAGGACTCGATCAGTTCATATCTGGTCGGCAACCGCACCGCATCCCCAACTTCCAGACACGGATTTCCTTTGCAGTCCGCCGTAAACGGACGGTAAATAATACCTCTGATCTTAGAAAGAATATTTTTTGCAATTCCTTTCAGCTCTTTTGATCCTTTACCATAGACAAGAAAATTATCCTCGATCACATAGGCATTGTCTCCGGTGCCTACGATCACGCCAATATCATTCTTCTGTTCTCTGATCTGTAGCTTATCAAGGGTTTTGACAAGATAATCTTCATATGTGGCAGTAACATAGAATCCTTTTCCTATCTGCGTACTCTTTGGATTGCGCGGAAACAGATCATCTGCCGGATAAAGGTCATTTCTCGGATATAATCCCTGTATTTCCTGTTCCAGATAAATATAATGGAACGTTCCATCACGCCCCATATGCCCCATACAGGCGTTAATCTCACAGATGCATGACAATACTTCCTTGCCGCTCATAGATTCGCCTATGGTGCTCGATTCCTCTGTATCAGAACTTGTCTCGCTGGATACCGTGACTGCAACTGTTTTTTCAATAGACATGCCGTCATTAACCAGTATAATGTCAGCCTGCTCAATTCCGAAGTGCTTAAAAAAGCTGTCCCGGAATTGCTTCATTGTGACCGGATCATAAACTGTAACAGTCGTAGTTTTTCCATCTTTATCTTTCTGCTGCTCTTTATGGGATGGAAAGACAGTGTTATACCATGCTGCCACATCTGCATTTAAAATGTCATAAAGAGCATCATATGCGACAACATCACGGCACGTCCTGTCTGCCGTAGGCGTATCAGAATCAACCTTATATCTCCCGAACTGAAATGGAACATCTGTATGTCCACCAAGAGACATCCTTACTGTCATCCATCTGCCCTTCATTGGCAAAAATGTATTTGACACCGTGAATTTAATCATGGCGGCTTCGCATGATCCAAACGTCAATTCCTGTTCCGAACACAAACTTTCTGTCAATTCGAATTTTTCTTGGTGTAGTTCTGTATTTGTGATATTGATTTTTCCGTCATCAGATACGATGGATAATTGCTTATCGACCGTATCTTTTTTGAACAAGTCGCCATATTTATAATTAACCACCATACACACCCCCTATGAAAGCAAGCCGAACTGAATTGTAACGAATTATTCCATCATATGTTCCGTATATCGTAGGCTGAAAATCTGCCATATAACCGTACTGCGTCACATAATCGTCATATTCCGGGATATACGCTGTGATATAGCAGGCTCTCCCTGTCGCATTTGTGAACTGACTTCGAATATTGTTTAAAACCTCACTAAAAGTCTTATTTGTCAGCATTGCCCGTGTCTCAAACTCCACTTTTAAAGCCTTTAATTCCACGGCATTTCTATGCAGATAACCGTTGGCATCCGTATAATCATCTAAATCCTGCATATTAACATATGGACTATATGATTCCGCTTTCATAAAAGACATTGGCACTATGTAATTTCCAATCTTTAAAAGCCATCCGCTGTATGCCATACGATCACCTCCAATCAAGTTACTCTTTCAGATTTACAAATACGAACACCGTTATCATCACTTAAAAATAAGATTTCAGTTTTTCCGTCCGGCAGAATATCCGCCACAAAGCAATTATTCGGATTTCCTATTGGTGTCCGGTTTTCCGAGCACTTACCCCAGTCTATTGGTTTATATTTTTTCATGGCTATTCTCCTAAAAATGGGTACAAAAATAGCACCTACCGTGTATGATAGGTGCTAAATAAATCAAAAAAGAAGCGCATCTCTGCGCTTCCTCTTATATTTTCTGTATTGTTGCATTTTCCACCAATAAGTAATTACCATCTTCCATTAGCGATAAATGATAATCTTCTTCAAAGTATTCATAGGTTAATTCCATTTCCTCTTCTTTAAAATCTTTATAGCTTTTGTAAAGAGTAACGCAACCTTCAAGGCTTATTACGATGCCAAGAGGGCTGAAAGCCGGTCTCACTACAATGCGCTTGGACACTGTGCCGGCAAGCTTGTCAGAGTCATCTGGAAGATGCTCACTGACGAAGTAGAATTTAACCTCGAATAAGAGGTCTGTATACCAATATCGATAGATTTTGAAAAAGCACCCTAAGGGAGCTCTATTAAAGTTACCCTTTTTTACCACCGATATGAAAAAGAAATTTTTTACTAATTTATGGTTGACTTTTCATAGCTGGTCTCCTAACTGTTCTAAGAACTCATTGCCACAATCACAAAATTCTCTAATCATAGACTTCATTAATCCCCATGACATACCAGAATGTCCCTGATTTTTCATAATTTCAATTCCATCTTGAATAGATTTTTCTTTAACAGTTTTGATAATATCTAAGCATTGACCAAGTTCCATTCCTCTGTATAGATCATTAAGTCGAATAGGAACACACTTATCCCACATATTCCATTTATCTTTAGATAAAACCTTATGACCTTCTTCTATCCAATACTTTGATAATTCAGGGATTTTTCTTTTATGTTCTTCCTCTTCACGAATTAATCTTTGACGACTTTCTTCTTGCTCTTTATTAAATTCGTCAAAAGTTTTACCTATACAAAGCATATAAGCATCATCTAAAGACATATCAGATGTTAGTTTATTTCCATTGAATTCACCACAATATTTATTACCATCCTTTGCTCTTTCGTGCAATTCCTTTACAGCTCGTTCAATAGTCCAACCGCAAAGAAAATCAATCTCTCTATATTCCATATTGTTTACCTCCCACCACTTGTAATAAAATAATTCTACCACAAGTGGCGGTTTTTGTCATTAAAATATTGGAACTGGATTTCTCTGTGTTCTTCTTGCTTCACTCTTCCATTGCTTAACTGTACTGTCATATATTACCTTGCCGTCTAATTCAACTTTAATTCCGCTGTTTTCACTTGTATTCTGTGCGATTTGTGACAGATATGGTGTCAATGCTTCTGATACTGCGCTTTTTACTCCTGCTTTAATTCCTTCTACGATTTGGCTGTTATTCGCAACCGCTGTATTTCCATTGCTAAACTGCCCGACCATTTCTCCGTGATTTGCAAAAAATAAACCATCTTCCGGGAAGCCTCCGGTTGCAAATGTTGGTATTTTCCCGAGGTTAATATTGCCAGCTTGAATTATTTCTTTTCCACCAATATTTACAGAATCCCATGAAAAAGACAGTTTTGAATTAAGCCACGTTGCAAAATTATTCCATACCTGCTTAATTCCTGCAACAGCATTATCAAATGCCTGCTTCAATCCGTCAGAAATGCCACTGAATGTCCAATTATCTTTTGTAAAATACGGTTCTACATGATTTGTCCACCAAGAACCAATTCCAGATGTACTCCACCAGTTACTAAATTCGCCCCATTTTTCAGAAAGACCTTTTTTCATTCCGTCTCCCTGCTCATCCCATCTTTTTTTTGTAAACCATGGCTTCACATGATTTTCCCACCAATTATATATTCCGGTATTCTGCCACCAATCGGAAAACTCATCCCATTTAGCAGACAATCCCTCTTTTATTCCATTCCCTACTTCCATCCACTTTTTCTTTGTGAACCACGGGAAAATGTTCTCCTGAATGTAAGTTAAAGCTTCATTCCACTTTTCTTCTATTTTACCTTTTATTTCTCCTATTTCTGTCTGTATTGAAAGCTTTTTTTCTCCCCAATATTCTTTTACATCTTCCCACCATGAAGAAACATCCTCTAAAGTTGTTGTTAATTTATTGCGAACGGGTAGTTCTACATTCAATCCCCACCATTCTTTGACATTGTCTTTGAACTCGGAAATCTTCTCCTGTAAATTTGGAAGGACGACATCTGCTCGTAAATCTACATCATCTAATCCGTTTATATTCTTCCATTCATCTATCCACGCCTTTAGATCAAAGCTGTCAGGTACATTTAATTTATTAGGCATATTATCATTGAACTCATTTAATGCTTTTTGGAAATCATCTAATGATTTGTAATCTTCCTTTTTAGGCAGATTTTTGACAAATTCATCAACATTCATTCCATTTCCAATGCCTAATTTGTCCATCACAGTATCATGGCTCAAAACTCCACCGCCATATGCATTAATCCATTCAAACGGATTAAGAAGTTGTTTAAAACTTTCCTGAAGATATTGCAGAAAACCGCCTTTTTCATACGCTTTTTCTAAATTATTAGCATCTTTTTTTATGCTATCTTTTCCAACCGTAAAAGATAACGTTGCCACTACTACAGCAAGTGAAATAGGAATTGCATAAGAGAGCAATGATTTTACCGCCGTTGAACCAAAAGCGGCTGTGAATTTCGCTCCTATTAATTTTCCAATAGTCTCCTTGAGAAGTTTCCCTGTTAACAGTTTGCCTGCAAGTTTCAGAGCAAATGCTCCAAGAAGAATTTCAACTGTCTCAATATCAATGTTTGAAAGAAAATCTTTTACGCCTTTCCAAACATCAGACCACTTGATATTTTCTATCATGGTCTTAATCGTCTTGTAAACTCCCTGTACCCAAACATTTATATCTTCTGCAAGTGCCTTAAAATCAAATGTCTGGAAGAATTTATTTATTCCCTCTGCCAGTGATTTTCCAAGGTTTGACCAGTCAAATGTCTGGCCAAAGGAAAGTGTGGCATAAATCGCCGTATTCAGTGCCCCGGCAATCGTTTTTCCTACATTTCCAAACAGTCTCGGATTGATAAGACCATTAAGGAAATCTGCCAAGCCTTTGCCGAAATTTCTTGCCTTGGAATAAATCTTATCCCAGTTGATAGACTCCATAGCTTTTGATAAGGCATCACTGATGTATTTTCCAAGTTGTTTCAGATTTTTAATATCACTTTCGTAATTTTTGAAAATGGTATCAGTCTTGACGAGTTTACCGCCACTGGCACCGCCTGATGCGCCACCGCCGCCGGAACCGCCCGAACCTTTTTTGCCAGAACCATCATTTGTGGTAATCAGTTTCAATTCATCAAACTGACGGACACCCTTATTCATCTTGTCAATGTTCTTTGCCGCCTGTCCGGTACTGTCCGCAACATCATCTGCGCTTTCTGCCGCATCTGAAAAACTATCCGCAAGACCTGCACCGGAATCCTCATATTTCCATCCGAAGATTGCGCCTAAAGCGTTTGTAACCTTTGTAACAAAGCTGATAACAACCAGTAAAACGGAATTGAGTGCTTTTACGAATGGTTTGAAAGCATTGATTAATGCCCCACCAATAACACTGCCAAGCTGTTCGAACGACTGTTTTAAAATTCTGATCTGGTTCGCCCACGAATCAGCAGTACGCGCAAAGTCTCCCTGTGCTGTCTGCGTATTGGCAAGGACGTACTGATACCGGAGCATTGTCTTTTCAGCCTGTGACATAGACTCGATATCAGAATCTAATCCCTGTTTCATCGCCCACTCTTTAAGGGTTGCCTGTGTAAGATCAAGACCGTAATCTCTTAATGGACGTGTCTGTCCGGTAAATATTGCAGCTAAATCCTGCGACACAACATCCTGATCTATGTTATACAGAGATGCCATATCAGCAGTTAATTTTGTTAAATTCAAAGACACATCAGCCATGGAATCAGACAAACCAATATAGCCATCTGTCTGCTTATTCAAAAACTCATTAGCTTTCTTTATCAAACTGCTGTCAATTCCCATGGCTGTTCCCATTGCCTGGAATCGGCTTGCCGTCTGTTTCAATGTCAGTTCTGACATACCGAACTGACGTATAGAGTCCTGTGCAAAGTCATTGACTTTCTTTGACATGTCCCCAAAAGTAACATCAACAACGTTCTGAACCTCTGTTAATGCCGATGATATGTCGATTGCATTTTTTATTCCCCTGATCGCTCCGTACAGACCAAGATAAATCCCCATAGAGGACAAAATCTGTCTTGTGAATGACTTGAGTCCGATCAATGCTTTCCCTGTGGATGCCTTAAATCCAAGGAAAGAACCGGAAAGACTACTGATGCTGGTATTTAACCCAGAAATTGCGCCACCAGACCTGTTGGAAAGATTGCCGAGTGCCTGCGTCATCTGAATGATATTCGAAGATACATTTGGCGCTTTTGAAAGCGTCTCAAACAGGTATTTGAGGTTGTCAGCAAGCAAAGGTATATTAGTCACCGCGCGACCGCTTGCAACGCTTCCAAGCCTTGATATGGACGTTACAAGATTACTCATGTTGGTCATATCAAAATTCAATGCACCTATCTTGTTCATCTGGCGTACAAAGTTTTGTAACTGCGCAGATAAAGCCGGCAGATTCTTTGTCGCCTGTGTAGATGCCTTGCCACCGATTTTTGACAACGCAGACACCATGCTTATGAGTCCGCTTGTATCAACAGCCTTAACACTTGCTATTCCAGATGCAAGATCTCTCACAGCAGAAGATATTCCGTGGATAGAATTTGCATCAACACCAGAAAATTTATTGAGTGCCCGCACCATTGATGTGATTTCCGAAGATTTACCACCTTTGAATCCGGTAGCCGCATCGGAAATGCTTCTGATTCCGCTTGCAATATTTGAAAGTTTTGCAGTGTCAAACGATATGCTTTCCCGGAGCCTATTCATGCTGTTTACAAGGCTTTCTATGGAATTACTTGCTTTTGCAGAGTCAGCTTTGATTTTTATTTGTAATTCATCAATGTCTGCCATATATGCACCAACTTTCTATGCAAAATAAAAAGACGGTAGGCTGTGACACCTTACCGTCCTTGATCTACTCTTTTAATTTTTCTCTTGTAACCGGTCCGCATTTCTTATCTACTGTAATTCCGACTTTTTTCTGGAATGTTCCAATACCGGTCGCCGTATCATTTCCAAGAATACCGTCCACATTACTGTTTCCCTTTTTATCTTTTTCATCCAGGCATCCGTGATAAATAAGCTCCGTCTGAAGCCATCTCACATCATCCCCTCTCATGCAAGGGAATTTTTTCTTTAAAATCCTTGCAGGTTCCGGGTATGGGTTTAAATGATCTTTTACATTTTTTCTAGGGTTTCCGCTTGTCACAATCGCTGTATGACCTTTTGTTTTTGTGACAATAACATCTCCGTTGTAAAGAACCATTCCTGCCGCATAACCTCCAATGTCATCAAACATGCCACTAGAAAGAAGTACAGATTTTTCATTTGATGTGGTGAAATTTCCAACATCTTTTCCAGTTGCATGAATAATGCATGCACGTACCGTTGTGCCGCAATCTGCTTCTGTTTTTACTTTTGAATTAATACCATATTTGACAATTCCAAGCCGGTGTCCCTGACAGTAGCCAATATTATCATTATTGCACGCTGTAATCATTGATTCTGCCAGTTTATCCGCCATATCTTTTGTTTTTGGCCTTAACACATACCATCCTTTTTTATGAACATAAAAGTTTTGCATACTTACTTCTGTTCCGGTCTGATCTCCCGGTCTCCCACCGGTCAATTTCCCATTTTCATCATGTCTTGCAGATCCAATTCTAATTGACATATTTATACCTCCAAGTTCTTTTCTGGTTTTGGATGGCTCAACTCATAGTTTGACTGCATAATTTTGAGCTTTGCCACAAATAGCTCTCTCTGTTTCTTAATTTCTTCTTCCGTCATTTCCGAATCATATTTTCCTTGCTGTTCATTGATTGGTTTTTCAATATACTTTGATTTTGCTTTCCGACCGGCAAGGCAATGTTCTACTGCCACCGATACCGCAGACAATCCATATGTTCCAAACCACATCCACATCTCATTGTCTCTTTGCTTTTTATCTAAGTTGTAAGCATCCGCATAAGGCTGTAAATCAGCCGGGCAGGACGCGTCTATATCATGCACGGTAAATCCATACCCTTTAGTGACTAAAAGCCAGAATGGGCGGATTTCCGCGCAATACGTTTCCCATGTAAGTTCTCTCTGTTCTTCTACTTTTTCCTCGGAGTTTTCTTCTCCGCTTCTTTCTGATCTGCTTTGAGCAGTTTTGATAAAAAACCGTTTTCAAGCAGCTCCGCTAAAAGTGCATTGTAAAGTACCTGAACATCTGCATCTTCTCCGTCAAAGTAATCATCCAGCATGGCATATACTTTTCCAAGCTGCTGTTCCTTTTCTCCCTCATTGTCCGGATTGTATCCAAGTTCCTCTTTGTGAAACTTCTGCGCGCCTACAAGGATTAACTCTGGAAGAAATAAAAGGATTTCGTCAACCGCTTCAATATCTTCCATCTGGTCTAATTTTGCTACTTTCTTGATAATTCCGCTTTTCACGGTTGCTTCATATCCAAACTTGATCTGTAATTCTTTCTCGCCAAATTTTAATTTTGTCATTTTCTTTCCCTTTCTCCCTCTCATATAGGGAAAGGGCAGTCCGAAGACCGCCCTGTTCTTTTAAATTGTTTCTTCAAGCTCTGGCTCGGTTGTCTGGTTATCGTCAGCCGATCCAACCGAACTATTCGACTGACGTGTTATTCCCCCGGTGTAAAAGCTACAGCGGTGTCCATGCCCTTGTATTCTTCAATGGTAAGATTCATTTCAACCGTCAAAAGTTCGTTCTGACCAATCTCCGGCTGTGGAATCTGCTCTGGCGGCTGAGCCACAACAAAAAACGCGTCGGTAAATCCCGGGATAATAGTTTCAAACCACATTCTTTTCCCGCCGGAAAGCGCCTTATACGCCGTGATAAGTGCTTCCCACTCTTCCTTTGTGGCATCCGTAAGGTTTACCGTGATAGGGAAAGAGCCACCGGTATCTGCGCGACCCTTTACATATCTGGTAATAGCATCTTCTAATGCAGATGCGTCAATCTGTTCCGGCTCAATGTTAATACCGCCGATTGCGTTAATTCTTGTAAGCTGTTTAAACGATGTAGGCTTTGTTCCGGCTGTCGCTTCTGTGCCATAGCCAAACGTAATTCCTAACGTAGACAATCCTGCTTCTGCCATTTTTACCTCTCTTTCTACCGCCAAATAATGCGGTTATCGGGCGCATCTTTTTGCACCCGGTGCATAAAAAATAGAGCCTTTCGGCTCTTTTACATCAATCTGTCGTTGGCTCCGATTATCCGCCGGAACCTTGCAACGCTTCTAAATTTTTTTTCACTGTCATTTTTAAACTCCGGCATTGCTGTAATTTGAAATCGCATCTGTTTAAAGGCATCAGCTAAAATAGCCATAATCCCTTTTGCATCGCTCTGCTTTGTGTTTGTAATGACGTCAACCTGTATTGTTTCCTGCACCGCATTTACGGATGTGCCCTCTAAATCTGCCCCACGTTCAAGCCCCGGCATCTCATGGATGTAAATAGTCGGGAAAACAGGGTCTTTATCTAGGTTCTTTTCAACCGTTGTAAATGCAGTGTCAAAATTCATGCTTTTGTATTTCTTCTGGAGTTTTGGTTTTGCTATCGTTACAACATTGGAAAAAATGTTTGTTTCAAGGTCAAATACCCACTGGTTGCCTGCCATTATCCAAACACCTCCTTCGCTGTCTGTGTAACAATCTGACGCAACTCATTTGCGGTCAGATACATAAATGGTCGGCTTGGCATTCCCTCTGTAAACCACCAATCGCCATTGTCGTCCTGATAAAACCATCCATATCTTCCATCTGAAATCTGATGTATAGTTTTTCCACTTGCGTACTGCCACGAAACACCCTCCGGCAGTTTCCCATGATAAGGACTTTGCTGTCCCACAATTCCGGTTCCAAACTCAACAAATGCGGCATGGTCTGTACCGGCTATTACCGCCCATATCCCGCCGCCCTTAGTGCTTCCTTCGTATTCCACGTGAACACTTGAAATCAGTTCCGATGTGAATATTGCGTCAAGGTCAGCAATTTGCACTCTGGCAATCTCTACGCCCTTTTCCGCGAGTTTTTCTGCCAATAGCTGACATTTATATGTTAAGCTGTTTTGATAGGCTCTAAGCTCTTGTATTGCATTCTGAATAGACTTTTCAGACAGGCTCATTGTGATTACTTTCTTCCCCATGCCGCACCTACTTCACATTTTTTTGCAATAAGAACAAATCAACCGTCAATCCCTCGTCTGCAACACCTTTTACGATGTAATCAGCCGAATTTTCGTCAACGATTGTATTCTCTTCATCTTTGTACCTTACATCTGACCGTTTCCATACCAAAGAACCGACGTTCAATGGAAGTTTCCCTTTGTCCTCGACAATTTGAACAAAGTTTGTGGAATTGTCAACGCCAAACTCTTTTATAAGTGCTTCACTCAACTTATTGCTGATTGAAGAATAAAAAACCACAGGCTTCTCGTAACCTGTGGTATACTCTCCGGTTGTTTTCGGTATTTTGTTTCCATCTTTATCGAGGTAATAAATTACATTTCCATCTGAATCCGTGTATGAGGAATATTCGATGTTACCATCATCATCAGTCACATATACCGGCACCTTTCCGCTCTGTAGCGAATAATTCATTTTTTGCTTGTTAATTTCAAGCATTTCACTTCACATCCTTGCCGAACCGCGTCCACAGTTCAGAAAGCTTTTCCCAGCCATACATCGCGACAAACGCAACAATAAATCCTGCAATAATAGCTGCCAAAATCATATACCATAAAATTGATGTCTGGATGTACTGCATGTATGCCACAAACGCAGCGACCGTGATACCGATGGAAAGAACAAATACCAAGATGTCCGTCGGAACCTTAGAAAATACGCCTACACCTTTGATTACCTGTGTTACCACAGACACAACAAATGCCAGCGTACCAATAATCGCCAGAATAATTGTCATGTTAGCAATTACCGACTGTATAATATCCATGATTAAACCTCCTTTTCATCATTAAGACGGGTTTCTATTCCGTCAATTCTGTGATGAGCCGATTTCACACTTTCCTCCACCTTTATGATCCTGTTGTCATGAGAATTGATTTCTTTTCGCATCTCTGAAACTTCATTTTTGATCTCGGTCGTGTTGTTTGAAATGGCATCCAACTTCATGTTAATGCGTGTGTTCTCCCTCACGCGTTCTTCAAGATCCGTGTTGTCTGTCCTTTTGTTGCTCTTCAAGCCCATAAAGACGGAAAAACCAAGCGACAGCACGCTTATAATGATTGCTGTTGATATTTCAATCGTCAAATCATATACCGCCTTTCATTTTTATGGCACACCGCCCACCACCGCTCAATGTGTGCCGCCTGCTACGTTTTGCCGACGTCGGCAAAACGTAACGCACAATCTTCTAACCAGATGGAATCCCATACGGTTATAATGCTTTTACAAACGGAAATACTCCAACAAACAAGCTTTCCCTGTCTTTCCAGCTACGGCTTACGCCGTTTTCTGAATAACTTGCCATATAGGCTTCTCCTGCCTGTGAATGGTCGTACAAGGCTAAATTGACGATTACATCCTCAAACTGTTTCAAGTCTTCGGATATTTTTTCATCCGTGTAGCTTTCCGGGTAATTCCGCTTGCTTACCACTTCATTTCTTGCCTGCTTGATAAGCTGTTCGATGTAAGGATTATCTTCTTTCTGGTCGAACACGACAACATCAGAAGTAACACCATCTTCATCCGTAACGGTTTCAATATGAAATTGTTTCAGTCTGATTTTGACCTGCTCTAATGTTGTATATTCGTCCATTCTTCCCTACCTATAATCCGAACTGCTCGATCAAAATGCGTTTCAGTTCCGCTCCACTGATTTCTTCTGCACCCTCGATCCCATGTTCAGCGGCAAGTGCCTGTAAATCAGCAGTGCTCATTCTGTTAATCTCTGTCTTGGTGTACCCGCCGGAAGATTTCTCTCCCGAAACAATGTCCGGGATTTCATCTCCTGCTTTGTACCATCTTCCATTGCGCTTTACCGTGTATTCAGCAATCATACCGCACCTCCTACGCAACTTTCATAACAACAACGCTGTCCATGCCCTCAAAAGTAGGCAATCCGATCATTGACACAACGCAATGAGTGTTGATCGGATGATTTGTTGCGTATGTATACACCGAAATACCGGTTTCTACAATAGAAAGGTTTCCGTCTGTTAAACTTCCGCTTCTCTCTTCCGGTGTCTTTCCAAAGACATAATCTCCAAGGTACACGCCGGATGCCTGCGCTGAAATAACTCCTGTAGGAATAAAATATTTGGTGGCACCGTCTGCCGGGTCGATGTAAAGTTTGTCGTAAACTTCAATCTCGATGCCGTATCCTCTAAGATACTCTGTAACCTGCCCCTGCTGTAAACGAATACCTCCATTGTAAGCAGTAATTCCAAGCACCTGTTTCTTTGTGTCTTCTGCCTTAAGAACCATCTCCCACGTTTCTGTATTCATGCTAAAACGTGCAAGGGAATATCCGGTTTTCTTTGCAAACTCACGTTTAATCTCGATAAGGTCATCAAGTGGCGTTGCTGTTTCGGATGCAGACCATTTATCGGTATCGCTTCCAGAAATATCTTTGTAATGGTCTCTCTTGTGCGATACTCCATTATCGGAAGTATAATCAACATAGTAGCTATTGCCACCAATTGTTACCTGTACTCTTGGAATACCATCAGATGGTGCTAATAACTGCCAAATCTGGCGTTCCGGCACTACTCTTGCGCCCTCAATCAGCATCATCGGTTTTTTGCTGATTTCTCTAAGCACCTGGTTTGCCATGTTGGAATTTTCTGCCGACTGGTAATTTGCATACTCCTGCTCTTCACGCTCTGTTACCATGTAAGATTCACGGTAGAAAGGCATCTCGTTCTGAATATCCGAAAATCCACCGACATCTCTTAACTCTGCCTGCGCATCAAAATTGGATGCCTTTAATGATACCTGAAGACCGTTTTTCCCTTTGATAAATCTAAGCTTAAGGCTGTCCTGTTTTCTGGTTCCAAATTTCTGTCTACCTAAGTAAGGCGCAGAACCAAGCGTTTTTTCATAATTATTCCACATAACCCCAAGGCTTCTTGCGGTAAATGCTTCTGCTAATGGTAATGCCATTTTCTAATACCTCCATTTATTAATCAAAAAAAGTGACACGCGGTGTTGCTGCTTTTGCAGTTTCTTCCACGGTCACTCCGTTCGCTGTTACCTTTGCGCTGTCAATAGAACCCTGATATACATAAGTTCCCGGCGCATCTCCCATTGTTACGTCAACATCTTCCAGAAGATATCCTTTGCAAGATGCATCATTGCTAGGAAATGGTGTTCCTGCCTTTGCAATTTTCTTTCCGTTCGCATCTGCACTTGTTACCATTGTCTGCGGAACGATGCACGCCGCACCCTCATAAGGAAAGAATTTTAAAATTCCTTTACTCTGTGTAAAGTCTCTTTCAATCGGTTTTCCCATAATTTACCTCCTATAAAACATAATGGTCTTTGGCTTCTGCATTTTTTGCCGGTTCACCAAAGCTGATACTTTCGGCATTTTCAACATCTGCCGTTTTTTTATTTTCTCCACCTGCAGTACCGCCGCCCGGATTTTCAGAATTATTTGCAATCTCCTGTTCCTTTGCCTGCGCTGCTGCGGTTTCTTTTTCGGACATAATCTTTCCAAGTTCGGCTGTATCAAAGCTGCCATCTTCTTTTACAATTGCTTTTGCCTGCTCTGCGGTTACTTTGAAATCGGTCATAGCCTTTTCACGCAAATCTCTAATAGCATTGTTTTTTTGCAATTCTGCAATTTGCTGATTAGCTGTGTCTAATGCCTTATTTGCCTTTTCAAGTTCTGTCAGATTTCCAGCCTGCAATTCGTCAAGCTGTTTCTGTAAACCATCTGCTGTGTCAGCTTTAGCCTTGTAGCCATCGGCTCTGTCTTTCTCTTTCTTTGTTTCGCTATTGACTTGATTCAGATAATTGCTTACCTGTTCATCCGTAGGCTCTGCCACTCCGATAGCGATAAGGTTTTGTTTTGCCTGTTCTCTTGTCATGATTACCTCCGATTCACTACGCTTTTTTACGTTGGTTGCTCAACTTGTGATTTCTCCTATTTCACGCATAGGTGCAAAATTTATAAAATAAAAACAGCCACCAATTACTCGGTGACCGTTTTATCTTTGTTCATCTGGCTCTGTGTGCCATCTGTATTCATTTTATTTATCAATTCTTGTGCTTTCTGTTCCTGCTCTTCTACATCATCAATGGTTTTCCATAAAGCATCCATGTATGGCTTAGACTGCAAAAATGTTTTTTCCGAATCTCCCCAGAGTCCGACCGTTTTAATTGCAATAAGAGGATGTATGCCGCACTCTAATAGCTGATATAGCGTTTGCGACTTTGTATACATATTGTCCTGTGGGCTATGATTGATTTGCACGTCAAAATCTCTAACTGACAATTTCAAATCATGATCTTTAACGCGGATTGCATTTAAGACAACTTTTGCAAGTCTTTTCTCCGCCGATTTCACGATTGGGTCTTTTAATTTTGCTCTTGTCTTTGAAAAATCCCAACCGTTTCTCAACTCTACCGCGCCCTGTGTATCTCCGCCAGTGTTCCCCTGCTTGTTTGGTATGGCAAGAATTGATAAAGCATTGTCCCACAAATCATCTTTTGCCACCTGACACTGGCTCTGATTTAGTTCCTGCGTCATAATCTCAACATCGGCTTTGTTATCCTTGTTATTGGACTTTACCGTCAAAGCATGGCTCATTTTCATCTCTTCAAACGTTTTTTGGTCGATTTCACAGTTCACAAACTTTACCCAGTACTGAACAAACTGCTCAATTCCATCCATTCTGTTCGACTGCATATTGTTAATGGCATCCAGAAGACCTATGACAAGCTCAATGTCTGATATTCTTTCGTGATTGTTTGGGAACTCAACAATAGGAATACTTCCAAATGCGTGCAATTTCCATTCAGAAGCTACTCCGTTTTGAAGTTTACATGAATAGTTGTCCGTATAGCACAGTTTGTACCATCTTCCATCTTCGTCTTTAAGCTCCTGCACCGCAACCACCGGTTCTTCCGTGCTCCGATTATAAATAACACACGTATTCATCGGAGTAGGCGCAACAATTTGAAATGGTATTTCTCCATTTGCAAATCTTACCGCCTTAAAAGATGTTCCGGTTGCTGACTGCCACTCTCCTGCTTTAATGTCTTTTTCCTGTTTATTCGCATCCACAAGATAGTCATTCAGCGCATCCACTGCCCGATTAATTTCATCATCATCTTTTCGACTGATAAACTGTATTGGCTCGCCATATGTCTGTCCTACTTTGAACTGAACAATCTCGTATGCGTGGTTTTCAACAATTTTATTGGTAATGTCACCGTTTTGCACCTTTACGCGGTACAAAACAGGTTGGTCGCCTTTGTAATACCGCCATAGGTATTCTATGATGGTTTTGTTGTAATAATAATTTCCGATGCAGTCTCCAACCACCTTGACAATATTGTCTGCTGTGATGGTTTCAACATCAGTATATAAAATTTTTCGCCCATAACAGCCCTTAACAAGGTCTTGGAGAGATGATTTATTATTCATAATTAACTCCTAAATAAACGTCATCCCACTGGATGTTGACCGGATTGGAATAGATTTTAATTCTGTTTTTCCATTCTCCGGATAAAAAACAACTTTCTTGTGGCATTTCCTACATTCCACAGAAATGTTCATTGTTGAACGCCCATCGTGCGTGGCAACTTTTCTTCCACACCGCGGGCAATATATTGTTTTTGGTTTATATCCCATAAAATCCTCTTTTCTTTTCAAAAGAAAAAGCACCGTAGATTTCTCTTCGATGCTCTTTTAATGGGGGATGGTAAAGTGTTCAACTATTTGTTGACTTCTTCGATTATAACTATATCAGAAAAAAAACGGACATATCGGACAACTTTACTCTTTCATAAATCTATCAAACGCTTTTCTCACGCTGTCTTCTGTGTTATTGCCTCCTATTTGGTCGGCAACCTTATTCCAAGATTGATTTTCTAAAAATCTAAGGTTAATTATTCTTCTAATTCTGCTATCATCAACGCTTGCAATAAATTCTTCAACCTCATTGGTTTTTTCCAGCAAATCATCTTCAAGCAACTGCAACGTGGCTTTTCTAGCATAAAGAAGTGTTTTCTTTCTGCTGTACTCTGGAAAAGGTATACCCTCAATCTTAAAATGCTGTTTACCGCCATCGCCGCCGCTAACAGAATCTATAACCATTTCTCCGGCTTCGATTTTACTTATATCTTTTTCAAGCCGTTCTATCTTTAATCTTACTTCTTTCACCTCTTCTTGCAGGTCTGAATATTGTGATAAAACTTCCTTTGTTACCATAAGATATTAATACCTCCTGAATGGGTTTTGCGCTGCTTCAACTCTTGCTATTCTTTTATTGCCATAAATCATGTCACATAATTGTGCCGTAGAGTCTATCCCGTCATCATGCTTCATTTTCCCTTCAAAAGTAGCAGACAAAATATTTTGAAAATACTTTCTGTACTCTTTTGTTTGATATTTCATGTCCACAAAATGAAGTTTTCGTATGTCTGGAGCATGATTTTTGATTCTATCCATTTTTGCAGTCTGATTGTCTGCCGGATCATGACTTGTGTTAATAGGGTATCCGTCTTTTTCCCATATTTTTTCACAGTCTGTGCGGTATGCTGATGTTGTCTTTGTTTCCTCAAAATGGACTTCTGCTGTCTTATTATTAAATTTATCTAAATGTCTTTCCATTCGTGAAGTAACTTCCGGTATGGTAATTTCCTTATCACCGTCATTGTAGACAACATCAGTAATATAATGTTCTCCGTCAATCTCATAGCAGATAGGCATTGATACAAAATCACCGCCACCATAAGCAGGGTCATTAGCTGCAAATATCCTATCAGGTCTTATTCCTTCAAGTTCTGCCGGATTAAAGAAATTCATAATATCGACATTGAACATCTGACCCTTTCTTTCAATAGGCTCCTGTTGATACTGTGCAAACCATGATGCCATATCGTCATTGTTTTCAAAAGATGCCATACGTCTTTTGTAATCAAGAGTTGTATATCCCAAATGATACGGATAATCAAAATTGCTTTCTCCGTTTTCATTTAGGGCAGGAATAATAACCTCTCTGTGCCGTATGCCTTTGTATTCAGGATCATTTTGTAATAGGTCTAAACGTCTACCTTGAACGTCCTTTTTCGCCCAACGTGTTCCTATCCCCAACAATTTAGCCTTTCCAGGCTTAATTCTCGGCATAAAGTTGTTGTCGAATTTTCCCCATACAGTATTTTGCCTGTCTTCACTCAATGCTTCATCAATACCGCTGAATAAGTCATCATAAACTCCAAGCCCGTCACAGTCACAAGCACCATTCAATGTTCCGTAAATGCTTCGCATTGTAAATGTTGGGTATGTTTTTTTACGTATAAGGTCTACTGTCAAATCTTTTCCGTCAGTAACCAACTTTTTCTCTACTATATTTGAATATATTTCAGCATACGTGTATGTCGGGTCCGTAATCATTTCTATGATACCGTCATAGTAACCACCAGTAATTTTGTCTGAATATGCCGAATACAGATTAGATCGCTCTGGCCTGTTAGAACCAAACCACAGATTTCCCATTTTGACTATTTGTGTCTTGCCGATTCGTCCAGGGCAAAATACCATTCCTTCGTCCAGCACATCATCGTACAGATCTTGAATAAGCTGCGCTACCTGCCGTAATGGATTTATTCTCGGCTGATAAAATCTCTCTTCTACCGGTCTATTCTTTTCCATGTATAGCATGAAACTTTCAAATCGGTAATGTGCTTCAATCAGAAGAATTTTGTAATAGTCATCAACAAGGGTGTATTTTTCTTCATGTTGTTGGCTGTATTTTTCAAGGTCAAGTATTCTACCGCCTGTCCTACCCATGCAAAAACGCTCTACAATGCCCTTAGAACGGCTTGTAAGTTGTAATCCATACTGAATATCCTTTTCTGTATTTATTGCCACTCCTGCCGCTTCTATGTACGCGTCAATGACCTGTTCATCTATTCCATGTGTATTTATGTAATTTTCATATCCATTTACTGTGGAAATTAGGCTTGAACTTGCCAAAAAAAAAGCACCTCCGCAAAAAAGCAGAAGTGCCTTAAGACCTCTGCCAATAATTTTTGTTGGTTAGCGACTAACTCCGTTTGTTAGCCGGTAATAATTTTTAAATTCTTGCTGTACAGTGTTCTGCCTCAAATTCCTTGTTTTCTCCGTTATAAATTGTGACTCCATTCTTGTCCGTCTTGTATCTATCAAACACACATACAGTATTTATGCCATTTCCAACACAGTCTGCATGAAAGTCTATGTTGTATACCTTTTTCTGCCATTTTCCGTTAGCATAAATCTTTGTGTAACCGCCTTTTCTTGTTTTAATGATTATTTTACTTCTTGTTTTCTTCATTTATTCACAACACCTTTCTTGAAACTTCGACACATTCTTTTCTTTTATCGTCATTGGTGCATTCTCTGTCTGTGTTATATCGGCAAAAGGTCAGGTTGCATTTTTTATTATTAGGTTCGATAGGCTCTTGTTTATAAAAACATTCATAAAGTTTTTGCCTGTCTTCCTCTTTATTTGCCACAATAACAAGTTCATCTTCTAAATTGGAACAATCTATAGGCTCGCCGTTTCTACCGCCTATTTCGCGCGATTGTGCTTCTCTAAGTGCTTCACGCTCTATTGATTCAATTACTTCTGCCATGCTCATTCTTCAATACTCCTATCAAATCATGCATTTGAATCAGTAGTTTTTAAATATTCAACGAACTGTGCCCAAGCCTGTTCGCATGTTAAATCGCCAACAGGATTTTGAACATAGTATTCTTGGAAATATTCCCTGGCCTTTTCTTTTTCATCTTCGGAATATGAATCCCCTTTAGAAACTCCAGATTTCTTTTTGAAAAATTCACATTCATGTTCACTGTCAGCAAATCCAGCACCAGGAATCCATTTTCCCGGATGGTTGCACATTTCAGCCATCCCTACAACTTCGTTTCTATCAAATCCAAGGTAAGCACAATCATAACACGTCATTCTTCAACCAACTTTCTGCCGCACATCGGACAAAATACAATATCAAAGTATCCTTTCGCCATACAATAGTTTGAATAAATCAAAATCCCGGGAACTTTGTCCCCTGTATTCATCATAATTTGCGCATTTGTCAAATTCGTTTCATTTGCACACTTCTGAATGGGAATATTAGCGCCGAATATTCTGTTATTATCGTAATCCTTGCAAAATTCACACATTTCAATTACTTCCTCATAAACCTAGGTTCACAATCTTCCAAAGTTGTTACCTCTATTATTTCCGGTTTATTTTCCGTCACACATCAACGCTCGATTTTTTTCAAGCAAACGCCGCACACATGATTTGAACCTGCAAGCCTTTTACAGCCAACGGTTTTCAAGACCGCCCCCTCACCACCCGGACATACGGCAAATATAGCAGTGTGGTAGAACTGTTATATTCAAAATTGCTTTTGCCACCACTTTGTACAATTTCACACGGACTTTCTACCGCTTACGGCAAGGTTCACCCCTGTCGTAAGTTAGCGCAGTGTGTAGGACCCGAACCTACAAGGCGAATAAACGCCCGGCGGCTTAGCAAGCCGTTCCAATACCATTGTGGGAACACTGCATCTTGATGGTGCGATTTCTTAAACAACCCATCCATTACAACTGTCTACCACGCACCTGCCAAACAGTGTTTTTAGGGAGTTGAGTGAAATGGGGAAGAGAGGAATTGAACCTCCAGTGTTTACCACTTGGGAACTGATTTACAGTCAGCCGCAACACCGCCAATCGTTGCCGCTTCCCCAAAACCGCCCTCAGACGGTTAGCAATCATATTTTTCGTGCCATGCGTTGCACTATCCTGTGTGATATCACAGAAAATAGGCTGGTGAGGATTTGCACCTCACATAACAACGACTTTCCACAACGGGTAACACCCTTAACAGGTTCCTTCATTGCCTTGTTGATTCAATGACTTGTTCCTAACCAAAGCGTGGTTGTCTTATGCTTAAGCGTCTACCTTTTCCGCCACAGCCTAATTGTATTTTTGACAGCTCAGGCACCGTGGGATAGGCACCCGAACTATCAAGTCTGACTGCTATATGGATTGCTTGTCAGCAAATTACGGAACGATCATCATTCATCACCATATAGTCTTACGCCTAATGCCGCGCTCCGCGGCAAATACCACCGGACGGTCTCGCACCGCCCTTAACAGAATCGTACTAGTGGCGAAAGGAGAAATACGAACTTTTCGTATTCCGAGATAAGCTTTAAACCTATCTCTCAATCGGAACGGCAGGACTTGAACCTGCGGCTATCAATTCATTAGAGCATGGAAGAATGAAAAGATTGCTCTTTCCTCTGAGCTACGTTCCGTCACAGCGCGCATAGCGCGCCGCTTATGATAGTATTTTTGATCTTTTTATTTTGCCGACGTCCACTAACACCGAATAATTGCTTGCGCCGAGTTTTTTCTTGCAAAAACCGAATGCCAGTGGACTTAAGCTATACTGGATGCTCCGACTTCTCAGACTGGTGCTCAGCGTCACTATCCAGATCGAGCAAATCTCCGGTGATGTCCGGTCCTTTTGATTTTGTTATATGTATTCTTTCCTCTGCACAAATGATAGGCAGCTGAAAGCAAATACCAAATATTGGACTATAAAACATTCTGTTACCTCCACATCAGAAACATGTTCAGCAACAGCAACATCACAAGTACCCATAATGCAGTTGCTGTTTCTTTGTCTTTGGATTCTCTGCCAGATACAAATAGTATCAGCATAAAAATAACATCCAGCGTCGATATAATCGTTTTAATAATTACCATGGTTGTTTTCCTCTCACAAGTTTCTTTAGCAGAATTCGAACCTGCGAATACTGGAATCAAAATCCAGTGCCTTACCGCTTGGCGATAGCGCTATATTAACGCTACTTTTCCGGCATGTAATAGACCATGTTATCAAATACAGTTATTCCCATACAAGGATCATTCATCTCAACGCATCTGATCGATATGTTTTTAGATACTGCAAACATTTCGGCCACCTGTTGTTTATCCATGTTTGTGCTAATAACTTGAAAAGCCGAAAATGCCTTGTGCATATCAGAGAATACTTCTTTTTCTCTACCTAAATTTGCATACGTCCCAATGGTAAACGTTTTTCCATCAACCATAGCAGTTATCATTCCATGATTTGCTGTGAATACCGCTCGGTCAAAATCAAGCGAAACGTCTTTGCTTTGTGATACTACTCTCATACTTTTCCATCCAATCTCTTTTTGTTTTTGAGGATATTTAAAGGACTTAGTAGCGCTGATTTTCCCAACCTATCAAACCCCCTCCCCCTCCATGCAGAATCACGCTTTGAACATTGATAAATTGTTTGAATTGTTCGTTCAATTCCATTCGTATTTTACAACTATTCGCAAAACCCTTGTTTTGCGTAATGTATCAACGATTTAATGCGCCTTAAGACCATTAAACACTGGGCTTTAAATTGTTTGAATTGTCTATCACGATTTCACCATTATCTGGGCTTGAATTGTCAAAGTTGTCCGGCAATCTCGCACAATTCCCGCCTCCCAGTTTTGGAAGCTCCGAAGCTGTCAATGCTCTTGCTCTGGCTCCCTGGTCTCTTACGCCGGGCATATTAAAGCCGCAATACTTGTTGAGTGACGGCATGTAACACATGGGATTGTTTTTCCCGGAGATCTGCAAACCTACAAGACTTTCTTCCCTCATTTGGTCAATCTTTTTGCAAATGTCGGAACCTGAAGAGCCTAGCTGCACGCCATTAACCCACCCATTTAACGTATCTCTATGTATTCCGGTAAAGAATGTAAACCCAACAATATTCACTACTTTCTCGTAGTCATTACACAGGTCTATATATATATCTAATACCTCGTTAACCTTATCTGTATCATAGGCATTATTAATATTATTATCATCCTTTAAGTACTTTGGATTAACTTTAAATACATTCTCATAGACATATTTACAGCAGTTATACCATCTGTTCTGCGATACTTTGCACATGTCCTCTACATGTCTCTCTTCCATCCAGAGATTTATATACATGTCAATATCACTTTTAAAAACATCAACTGTATTATTTACTTCCTGCATTTCAACTGCTGACATGTTATATATCTCCTCTCTCCAGTACTGGAATACTTAAAATAAAAAATGCAACTGATACAATCAGATCATGATGATCTCGACTGTACCGGCTGCATGAAGTCCGTTTCTTTCGGGACCTCGACGGTTGCCGCCGCCCGTTGCCCGAATGCTTTTTAATTTAATAAAACAATATCATTCTATCATTTTCTTGTCAAGGTATATTTTAAAATTAAATTTTAAGCCTGTATATTATATATATTATTTATATAAATATACTGCCTTATTTATAATATATATTTTTATATTACAAGAGAGAATATACTCTTTCTCTAACTCTAGTGTCTTACTCTACGTTGCAAAAATGTTGCAATTTGTTGCAGAGGTGTTGCATTGCAACAAAACTGGTACAATTCTATCATTTTTGTCCTGTCCGTAATAAAATTATCACTCTTGGAATTTTGTAAAATTCTTACAAAGAATTTCTATGTTTTTCACAAAAAAGACGGCTATTTTCATGCCGCCCTTTCTATTTATCTATGCTACTTTGTCAAGTATTTTTCTAATGTAATCAACACCTTTTTGAAAAACAAGGGTTTTAATATTTATCCGGATTTCTCCCGGTCTGGCTTCATATTTCTGTTCTATAACTCTAAAATATCCACAATCAATATATTTCTGATATGGTTCATTGTTCTGTTTCAAAATTCCGTTATTTCTAAGAATTTCAAAAAGCTTGTTTCTACCAATTCCCGGGAAGTTCAAAACCTTAGCGACCTGCCCTATATCAATAGCGTCTTTACTATCGGTTGCGGCATCGAAAAATTCTTCTTTCGGCTTCATCCTCTCGTTTTCGGTCAAGAGAAATTTATTCTTTTCCTCAAGCTCTTGTTTTCTTTCCAGTGCATCAGCGTAAGCCCTTAACGCTGTAGGGTAATCTTTCGGGATTTCGTTTTGATCTTTGTTGAAATAGTTGTCAACAAGTCTATCATACACATCCCAAGCAATATCATTGTTTAATGATTTTGCATGAAGAAACGCGCCTTTCTCTGTCCAGAGATACAGACGATTAAGATTACTTGGCAAATCGTGAATTTCACGAAACGCCCGGAGTTCTTCTCCATCAAGCAAAATAAAATGTTTACCCTCTTTATACCGCCCTTTGTTATGATTAAAATTGTATGAAATCGTTTTACTATCTGTTCCATACGCGTCCGCAATCTGCTGTGTTGTGAGTACGCGAATATTTTTATACTCCGTCACTGTTAAATTATTCATATACATAAACCTTTCAATTTCTTTCAAATATAGTCATCTTGTGTAAAACTTAGCGTCATAATATCCTTAGTAAAACAAAATTGTATATTTTATCTTGCGTAGGTTTGTATATCTTTTGTAAATTCGTCTTGTTTCCCTGCACCACCTCCAAAAATAAAAACACGAAAGATTTCCCAACTTTTTGGGAATTGTCTTTCGTGTGCTTTGTTTGACTTGGTATGGTTTTTGTGTGTCGGGCTGGATTTTCTCCAGCCCTTTCTTTTAATTGTCTTCAATACCCTTTTGAGTATCATCAATCAGCTGATCGACCATCTTTTCCGCTTTTTCATAATCCTTAGACTTCAAAACTTCTTTGAGGTCTTTCAGATCCTGTAAAAGTCTTCTTAAGTAACTTTTAAATACGCTCATATCTTCGTCCATGATTTCCCTTTCTGGCTTTCGCCTTATTGTCTTTCGACAATATTATAATAGCATTTTGTGCCTTATATGTCAACAGTTTTTTGTGCCTTATTTTAAAATTTTTTCATCATGTTCTAGTTTTTCCATGACGGCAAGTTTTATAAAATCGTTCACACTTTTATATCCGGCTTTTTGTATTCTTTCCTTTGTTCCAACTGCAAAGCGGCAGTTGACACGCTCAAACTTATCATCATATTTATACACGGCTTTTCTCTGCGCTTCTGTCGTTTTTTTTTCGTTTTCCATTTGTGGCGCTCCTTTCTTTTTTTATTTGTTTTATTATAACATTTTGTGCCTTATATGTCAATCATATCGCTTCCCCATAATTCAACGTTTTTGCGCCTTATATATTTTCAACAATATATGTTTACATTTTGTGCCTTATATTTGTTTATTATGTCAATTGTTTTTGTGCCTTATATTATGTATTATAATATCAACAAGGAAACAAACGAAATCGAGGAAAACAGCATGAAAAGGACAGGGTTATTTATTGATTGGAAGTGCGGAAGTAAAAACAGCAACGCAATACAGGAATTTAAGAGAAACGGGATCAACTGGGAGTATAACCATTTCGGAGAACTTACCGCTGATTTTTACGGTATAGGAGCATTTGAAAAAGTCGATTTTAAACACATTCAAGGCGATGTATTTGAAATCTGCATAGCATAGCCGAAACGCCCGCTAGGGCGTCAGCCGCGGGATGGTCTCCCGGCTCTGATGATGGCAGACCAGAAAGGGAAAATATGAATAACTGGACAATAGAACAATTATATGATCTTTGGAGAGGTCGCGGATATACAAAAAAAGAAGCGCAGGCGAAAGCTGAAAAGGATTACAAAGAAATGCACCGGAAGAAATCAGAAACAGAATGCCACCAGACCATGCAAGAAATGCTTTACAACTAAGTCGAAACCGCCCGCGCGGCGGTCTGCAGGAACTGCCCCACCTGCACCGATGAGACAGGGCGCATGATGAAAGGATGGTTGATTTTATGAAGATGATGACACTTGAAGAAGCGAAAGAATACACACGCCAAAAGTTGGCACCGTATTACAGCAACGAGCGAATCGAGAACGTTGTAAAACAGTATGTTTCCGTTGTCCGCCCAGGCGTTGTCTTAGTTGAAAATAAAAATGTGGGACTTATGGAACTGTATCTATAGGAAAATGAAAGGATGGTTGATCTTATGAAGTATTACAGAGCAGAGATCGAAGACGATAATTTCGAAATAATTTTAGCCGATAGCGAAGAGGATGCTATCAATCAGTATTTTGAGTTAGGAGAAAAACACGATTTATTTAATCTGATAGAGCTAAATGATGATTATAATGAGGTTCGCACAATTTTATAAATTAGGCAAGCGGCGGCGTTTACCGGGGTTCGATTCCCCGGCTTGCTTTTACCAAAAAATTTGAATATGGAGGAAAATTGAAGTATGAGAAAATTATTTTTATTAAAAAAAGGCAGAATAAACTTTTATGCATGCCTGTATGACTGTGGCATGTATACAATCGACCGAATTACAAAAGGATTCGGCGGAATTGTGACAACATTTGAAACACTGGAAGAGCTTGAAAAATATGCTGCTGAAAACGGATATAAAAAAGCATAATAACCGCCGCAGAGGATGCACGCCGGAACCACTGCCGGCGGCGGTTCTACCCGTAAGGGAATATTATTTTTTTAGGAGGATTTATAAATGACTTATCCGAACGGAGCACAGACAGTTTTTCAAGTCACATGCATGGGAAGTGTTTATAGCGTTGAAGATGGATTTTTCAGAAATGACGGCAAAGGAACGGACTTTAAAACGTTCGACGATGCTTGGGAAGTTTTCAAAACGCTTCCAGAATGGGAGCAAAATGCTGCGGAAATAGAGGAATTTTAAGCCGGAATCATCCCGGCTTTTTCCAGTGTCCGGATATATTGCAACTTGACAAGATATACGCCCGGTCATATAATGCGCTTAAGCGAACACGTATAAGCCATTTTAAGGCTTGCGCAAGGCTATGCAGTGCTTTTATATATTTACAACGCGAAACGTCTGTAAATCGTTTTTACGACGTTGCAAGCCTGTAAACACTGTGTTCATCTTGCCGCGTTGGCATCCGGCAGCATGTCAGACAATGCCGGCCTGCTGATCGCAGCGATGTGCACTATCCCGGCAGCCCGCCGGGGTGTGAAAATTCTGATTTCTGATCTCAAAATCGAGCCGTTTTCCAAGAAGAAAAAAATTCAAAAGTTGAAAAATGAGATTCCAACTGTGAAAAGACAATATGCACAGTAAATTATTATGCGTCATTTCGCAACTTGTGAAATTTGACTAATTCGTTCTCTTCTCTTCCTCTGACTCTCAGTCTGTTTCTGTTTTTTCTGTGATTTTGTTGTTCTTGTTCCCATTTGAAAACCTCTCATTGACCTTCTGGTTGCGTGATTTATAATTTACAATCTTTACATCGGTGTTTAATTCATCCGGTATCTTCCCGACGATCAACACTGTATGTGGCTGCAACATGTCGATCATAACTTTGAATCCCTCGTAAAACTCTATCCGTGCCGCCTTTGCCCGCACTCTTCCATTTGTGCATACAGCGATCACACCACCCTTACTGTACCCGGCAAAACAAAGATCATAATTATCTTTGTCCGGGATGCCTACGGACGGTATAACGCGGATCCCGTTCAGCAGCATGTAATGTGCAAGCGCATGATTCCGGTACACATTATACAGATTCAAAGCAAACGGCATACCACAATCGCCTGTAGCAATACTGAAATCCGGCATACAGACCGAGTGGAAACACTTCAAGTGCTCTAGGTATTTATCCGGGTTATTCCACAGTCTTTGAAACTTTGAATCGTCAATATAGAAATTCACATTTAATTTTCTATGCCCTTTTATCTTTTGTGAAAAGCTCTCTCCAAAATCTATGGAGTCCTCCGGCAAATAATCCAAGCTGCATGCCGGGACAATCGGGATCTGATATTTTTCATCAAGCTCCGCTCCATAGATCATATATTCTTTCATAACATCAAAAGATGTATGACATCCATTGTACAATACTATCACCCCAAAAACATTTTACTATTTTTCTTCTTGACAAACAACTTCTTTTGTGAAAAGCAAAGAACGTGCGGCGTAATCACTTCTGCTTAGTTCATTTATCAGCTTTTCCCTTGTCATTTCCGGGTTTGTTCTGTGAATATACCGCAGCAATTCATCTATTTTGTCCACTATGCTGCCCTCCAATCAATGTTTGACATCAGATCATCCAAAAGATAGATCAAATCAGTACCGTACAGGCTGATCCAGTCCGCAAGATACTCTTCCTGCTCAATCGGCATATGAATGTTATAGGAAAAGCAAAAACAATGACAAAGTTCATGAGCCAGTATTTTGCGCAAATAGCCATTTTTCGGTTTATCTGAAACATATATAGCCCTGTTGTTCCAATCTGTCACAGCAAGGCTGATAGAGCCATCAGATCGCATCAGCTTACTGCTTGTACCGCGGACAAATTTTATTTCCCATTCAATACCATTTATCACAAACATATTTTACCTCCAAAAAAAGAAACCACCAGCCAAATATCAGCCAGTGATTTCTAAATTTAAAGTTATTCTTCTTGCTCTTCAATCAACAAATAATTAATGTACCTTGTTGCTGTTCCAGCAAGTTCTTTGCTGTAGTCTAGCAAGTCCATCTTGTACTCCGGTTTATGCCCATATGTGACTGTATAGAACTTTTCCACAAGTTCTAAGTTATGTAATTCAGACAATTCCACAAGAATTTTGTGATATAAAAATTTTCTCGTCCATCCGAACCGGTCACAGATAATTTTGAGTTTCCAGTTATTTTTATTAAACCATTTACCACTCTCTATCTTTTTTACGATGCTCCAGCGTGCAAACGGGTCTTTCTCCGGAATTTCAGCCTGCGTATTTTTCAGAGCCTGTTCCATGTCGTGGAAGCGATTGATGTATTGAGCTGTGAAAGCCGTTCCTTTTACTCCGGTCAACTTGTGGGCGATAAATTCGCAACCTTTCTTGGTAATGTCAAAACATAGGCGTTCTTTCCCTTGCTCGTCCTTATAGGTGTTTTCTCTGAAGAAATCAGCCACATCAATTTTGATTTTACCTGTAATATTGTTTTGTTCCATCTGTTTACAGTACCTTTTGATATCTCGTAACATGTTTGCGTGTGTCTTTTCGACCATTTCCGCAACTTCCATGCTGGTTAGAGTTTGCTCTAATTGTTTCATCTGAATATCGTTCATCAGCAAATCCCCCATTTCTGTTTAAATGAAAGTATCGTGTTCAAAATAAACTGCAAAAATTTTTCGTCCTGTATGTTCTGAATTTCTGTAATTAACTGTTCTTTCATCTTGTACCGCCTTTCTTGTCAGATGCAAGGTTACTTGTAAAAATCCAGACACATCTTAAAAAGTGTTCGCTAAGTAAATTCAGATTTTTTGTAATTTCTTCAATATACAGTTCTCTCATAATAATCTACCTTTCTTTCAAAAAATACTTGATTTTCCGCAAGGAAATGATAGAATATATTTATCAGTCCTTGCGGATTGGTGTTTTAAGAGTAACTTCTACTTGTCTATGGTGTAAGTTACTCTTTTTCCTTGCCTAAAAGTAAATGAATACCTCTGCGAATTGCTTCTGCTCTTGTAATGTTATTTTCAATGCAATATTTATCTAACTCGCTTGTGGTTTTATCGTCAAGCCTAACTTTTACATCATTGCTTTTCGGATTATTTATTTTAGGTCTGCCTGTTCTTGGACTCATTTTTACCACCTCACTTATTGAGTTCCACAATCTCATTATATTTATTGGAACTCATAATGTCAATACCTTTTTAAAGATTTTTCCTCCCTTTCAATTTTTTTATTGAAAAGAGATACTCTCTATGATAAAATATTTCACAGAGAGTTATCTCGGTTGATAGAGTGTTGATTGACTTTTGCGGAGTGTCAACACTCTATTTTTTTAACGACCTTTGGTATTCACTTTCTATACCATTTCTAACAACATCAGATTTTGTGATATTTAACTGTTCAGAAGCAAATTCTAATTTTTGAACAGTTTCATCGTCAAGTCGAACTCTAAACATTGTGTCTTTGCTGTTGTCAGACTTTGGTCTACCTGTTCTTGGTGACATTTTGCACCTCCCCTCTTTCTGTCGCTACAACAAATATAATACTGTAGCAACAAAAAGTCAATACCTTTTTGAAAAATTTCCAAATCCACAAATCACTAGCTGATATTCAGTTGTCAATGTTCAAACAAACAGGGGCATTTCTGCCCCTGCCATTACATTTTGGAAACAAGCGTTGACAGCTTGCTTTTTGTCATTGTGCGCTCTTCCGGCGTCATGTCGGAGATAAGTTCCGCCATATCCTCCGAAAGCTCTTTCATGTATCTTTCAAGGTCATGCATCTTTGCATCCTTGTCTTCTGGCGTATTGCCTTTGTGAAGCTCTTTGCTTTCCATGTAGCTTCTGCGGCTCATTCCGCTTTTGCCCTCTCTGCGATCACGCATTCCACCATCTGATGCCATTTTAGGTTCTGTGTAATACATTCTGCCAGAGTGACGATCCATATCACGGTCTTGTTCCATTTCCCGGTACATTTCTGGTGTCATGTGCCAGTACGGAGGTTCGTCATATCCTCTCCGCGTTCCTCTTCCCTTTGGCGCAAATCTTCCGTCTGCATACCGGTAACGGTCATAATACCGTCTGCCGTCTCCGTAACGCTCAAACATATCAAGAACCTGCTCTGGGTCTGATTCGTCCATTGATTTTGTAAGCGTCCGGTAATACATGGCTTCCGCAAGGTCTTTAAGCATGTCCGTGACTTTTCCCATCTCTTCTGTATCTACACATTCGATACCTTTTGCAAACTCACACTCTGCGCTTTCAGACAGTTTTTCGATCATTTTGTGCATTCTTTTAATATCCATAAAACCGCCCTCCTTACGCTTCCCGGACTGCAATTAAATTGCTGTTCTGAACCTCGATTGCCTGCGTAGAAGTATTCTGTACCGCCACCGTTACACAACAGCCGCGAGGAACATCCACATATGCCTGCGCCGAAACGTTAAAGAAGTTTTCAACTGCCGCCGGTGTAACAATCATTCGAGTTGACTGCAACGGTTCTCCGTCAATTGCAATAGCCAGTGAAATAGCTTCAACTGTGCCACCGGTAGGAATTTGAATGTTCCCGGAATAAGATACCAAAAATCTTGCCCGGCACTGATTTGTAAGTCCTCTTAATTTAACAATGCCACTTCCCTGTCTATGAAGAATACATTTTGTTGCGCATACCGGAGTTTCTGTAAATGCCACATCTTCTCCCTGCGCGACAGTTTGAATTGCAATTCCTGTAAATTCTGCCATAATTATTTACCTCTCTTTCAAAAAATAAGGGCAAACATTATAGTCTGCCCTTTGTGTTTATAAGCAATACTGCACAGCAGACATAATCGAGTTAAACTCAATTAAGATACTCAATTATTCAATTTTGTGTAGCAGCTACTTTTAGCAGCTACATCCTGTGTTGCATCCACAGCCATACGCATAAGCGTTAGGATTTGGAACAACATATGCCGGGATTGCAGCCGGATTTACAGCGTTGATGATCTGCTGTGTCTGCGCTGACATTGCAGTAGTGAGCAATGCAGACTGGCGATCCTGTGATGCGGCTCTTCTTAAGTCATTATTTTCTGCCTGTAAGGAAGAAATCTTTTCCTGACACAGGTAATCAAGGATTGCCCTTGTTCCTGCCTGCTGGCTGTCGATAATGTCTCTTGTGTTGCTGTTCATGGTGTTCTGAAGTGCACAGGTGTTCTGTGACATATTGTAGTTTACACCCTGGATAGCTTCCCTGGTCTCGCAGCAGCAATTAGCCAACTGGGACTGTAAAGCATTCTGCGCCTGCATAAGTGTCACGTTTGTGGTATTAAATCCCTGCTGTGTCTGGTAGCCAAGGTTGCAGATTGCATTGTCTACACCATGGAAACCGTTCATAACGGCGGTATTCTGTGCGTAAAATCCATCACAGAGACCATTTGTGATACCATCTAACTTTCCGATGATAGCCTGCGTGTCAAACCCACGCTGAATTGCAGAGTCGGTGTATGCAGATGCTGTCGCTCCCATACCTCCGTTTCCTCCCCAGCCATTGCCGCCAAAGCCGCCCCAGCCAAAAATCATAGCGAAGATAATGATAGCCCACCAGCCATCGCCGCCCCACATGCCATCATTGTTTCTTCCGTTTCCTGTCACTGCTGCAATATCAGCAAGACTAGGCATTGCATTTCCATTAAACATTTTGTTTACCTCCATCTGATCTATTTACAAATGGGATAACCGGTTATTTTGCGCGCACCCCAAAATGTACTAATGATTAAACATGCTCATAACTTTCTGTTTTGCTTCATCTACCGTAATTCCTCTTTCTTTACAGAGATTCTCTGCCATTGTCTTAAGTCCACCTGTATCTCCGCTTTGATACATTTGCATGGCATTTTTTGCCATAGGATTGTTTTGAACCTGCGGAGAATTCATCATTTGATTTAACAATAATTGTGCCGGATTCATTCTGGATCACTCTCCTTTTTTACCTGTGAAGTTTTTCTTTGACTGCTTGGAATTTTATCTAATCGGTTTTCTATCTGTTCAATCTTCCCAAAAAGTTCATCAAACTTCTGCATAAATGCACCTGTGCACTCGTCTGATAGGTCAAATTTCAATTTTTCAGTATCATGCGATAAATTGCTAACAGTATCATGCGAAACTGGCTTAAAAACGATTGTGCGAATTGTGCCATCTGCGTTCCAACTTTTAGCGTATATTTCTGTCATATCCTGTTTTGGGAAAAATGCAACGCTGCCATCCATTGGCACATCATTGGCAGTGATGTTTTCTACCGCCGGAACTACTTTTCCATTTATGCCAAAAGTTTGAACCGGGATCTGCTGCTGAATTTGCTGCGGTGCCTGCATATAATTTTGTGTATTATCAATGCGTGGCTGATTCATATACGGATTGTATGCGTACTGCTGCCCGTATTGCTGCATCTGCTGATTATAAATCGGATTCTGGTATGCTCCGCTCATATTCATCCTGTTTGACCTCCTCTAAAACATCTTCTATTGCGTGTATGATAGACGACTGCGTTGACAAGTCCAAGGACTGTAACTCTTTTCTGGCAAAAATTTTTTCAAGAACTTCATCTGAAAACACCACCATCCCTCCCTTTGATTATATTTTTGCATAAAAAAAGGCGGCAAAACCGTCACGATTCCGACAGTTTGCCGTCAAAAAATACAACAAAAAAAGAACGCATTAAGCGTCCATACATCCGTTCGTGTTACCTTTAGTGTTACCTTTGATTTTGACCTTTAGAAAAGACACCATTCAAAAACTCCTTTCTTTCAGTAAAATCAAGGCTTCACAAGGTTTTCTTAAACAAAAATAAAGTAGCGGAAGGGAGATTCGAACTC